TTGTTCTACTTGGGTGTTGATGACAAATCTACAAAAGGGGGTTGAGTTACATACATGTGATACATTTGGTATGAACCACCCAGCTCTTAAACAAAGACATTATAATGGTGTTATGGCAAAGCATGGGCACAATTCAGCCATATCATATGCTATGAATCTTTACCTCGAAAAAGATCACAGAACATTGTTTAATCATAATGTCAATCAACATCCAAGGCGTTATGAAGTACTTAAAGAAATTCATGCATATCCCAGCTTGGAATTATTAGCTAAAGATACTAATTGGGATATGGTCTACATTGATGGTCTACATTCATATGAAAATGTATCAGCTGAATTAAACTTCTTGAAGGATGTACCACTTCTATGTGGTGATGATTATCATCCCGCACATCCCGGTACCATGCAGGCCATTGATGAGTTTGTTGCTAAAAGAAAATTAAAATTAGTACATCACGAATTTGATACTGGTTCAGGATTTTGGAAGATTGATAATGCATAAAAAATTATTCATAACGGGATGTGATAAGAAAACAAGATGGATGTTACCTTGGTTTGAACAAAACTTTAGGAAACATAATCCCGATGCTTTGTTACATGTATATGATTTTGATAAAGAATTTTTATCCGAAAGTCATTGGTTTAAAAAACCAGCCGCCATGTTGGATGCTACAAGACGTGCTCATAAGGTTTGTTGGCTGGATACAGATTGTCAGGTTAAAGATAATATTGAAAACATATTTGAATATACTTTACCAAATAAATTGTGTATGGTAGAAGATGTTCCGTGGTCTATACGTAGAGGAGAGACTTGGCACAACTCAGGGGTAGTAGCATTTCAAAACAGGCCTATTATATTACGAGAATGGGTTAAGCAGATAAAGAATGTAACTGATACAACCAATCCTATGTTTGGAGATCAAGATGTACTTCATGCCATTCTCAGACAGGAAATGAATAGGTTAATATATATTAGAGATCTTCCAAGAAAATTTAACACACTCAGATTAGATTTGCTTGATAAGTCTGCTCCCGAAAAAATTAGTATCATGCACTGGACTGGTGCAAAAGGTAAAGAATATATTAGAGAAATGATTAATGTCTAGAGTTGCTCATATTATCGGTAATGGTGATAACCATTCTTTATATAAACCCGCTAAGGGCATTAAGATTACTTGTAATCTACCACCACAGGAAATTGCAAACACATATGCAAGCTGCATTGTAGATTTTAAAATGTGCCATGCCCTCACTGAAGGTTCTGTGCAGATTCCTGGAAATTGGGTTATGGGATATAGACCCAAGATTTGGTATGAACAAAACAAGGGTAATTTTAAGATGAGGTTTGGTCATAAGATCAGAGAGTTCTATACCGTATTGCCTGAATATGCGGGTAACTATACAAATCTTAATTGTGGTCATTTCGCCGCACACTATACAGCAAATAAACTGAGAGCCGACGAAATACATCTATACGGCTTTGATTCTTTGTTTGATATGAATTTAAGAAGTACCACTGATTTTATAATTAATTCAGATCGTGGAGCTACTAATAACGTGAGACTTAATGATCGTTGGCGACCTATCTGGAAAAGTATCTTTGAAGAATTTAAAAATACTCAATGGGTACTACATCACAATCATCCTAACCTTAAATTTCCAAAAGGTGATAATGTAGAAATAAAAGTGCATTGACCCCGTTGACATTTGATTTCAGATGAACTATATTACTAATATAGAAGGAGAATCAAATGAAAACATTTACTATCATCATCTCAGAAGAACAACTATCTCAATTACAATCTGCTTTATGCGCAGATATCTTCTATACAGAAGAAGGTAATTATCTTATCGGTATGATTCAGGATGTTCTAGATCAAAAAGAAGAAGATATCATCAACGATTTTACATCTTAGGATAATAAATTGTTAGTCTTAGAATTCCAAACCAAAACAGCAAAGTATCGGCAGAAGGCTATTCAGCAGGCTGTCGATTTTGCTTTCTGTGAACTTATGCCTCGGGTTAGAAAGCCGATTTATATAAATATTCGTACGATACGTAAGTTAGCAGAAAAGCAAGGAGTTTACGGCGACTGTATGGATGAAGGAGATCGTGAGTTTACGATCCGCATCGATGTATCTCTTCCCCTAGATGAAATGATATCAACAATTCTCCATGAGATGGTTCATGTGTGGCAGTACGTCTCTAAACGTATGATCCAAAATTGGGTACATGAGGTACGATTTGCAAAGCAGGTGTATAGTTCTGATATGCCGTATGATGATCGCCCCTGGGAAATAGAAGCGCATCGTGTAGAGAAAGAATTAAAGGAAAAATGGGATGGACTTAGACGGTATTGAAAAAGCATGTATTGATATATGCGATGACAATCCTAATATGCTTATACCATGGTATTTAATGGCAGCCTATGCTTATTATGTTGAAGATGATCCAATATTGAGTGATAATAGGTTTGATCAAATGGCAAAACGTATTTTGCATGTTTGGGATGATATAACACATATGCATAAAGAGTGTCTCACTCAAGATATGTTAAAGGCAGGAACATTTATTGGTGATTACCCCTCACGTATTAAAGGAGCATTGGATGACCTCAGACACGCCTACCGATGACCCTATTGACGGAATTGATTTGAACAACTTAGGTGGATGGACTAGTTATGACAGTAGTAGAATGCGCGAGAAGAATAATGGAGAAGGATTGGGAGGGGATTCAGGAGATCGATATCAAAACTCTTGGGTACGCCTTGGTGATGGTTGAAGCCGTAAAAAAAAGTTAATTTATTTTGAAAATAACCGTTGACATTTCTGGATAGATGCCCTATATTATTAACATAGGATGAAGGAGAATGAAAATGGCTTTTACTTTTGCAAATGAACTGATCTCAGATCTTCATAAAGATGCTTATGGTTTTCGCCCATCTCAACGTTTCTTTGATGATTGGAAATCATATTCTGACGAAGAGAAGCAAGAGGTTTGGGATGCTTTGATTCATACGATGGAGTATAATCAAAAAGAAGAAGCTCGTCATGAAGCTGATAACCTAAATAAGTTTCGTGAAACGGTTCGTAAAGTAATGAATACATGTGGTGTAGCATGGAACGACGCTATTGATTATCTTTGGGATGCCGAAGATGATACTACTGATTTTGATTATTTCCTTTGGAATTATGGAATTGGTTATAACGATCGTCGCAATATACGTAAGCTATATGAGGAGGCTGCACAATGATGTTAAGTGGTGATCTGCAGGGAGCAATGGTTTTACATATTCTTGAGAAAGGATGGCATCAGCCTTTCGTTGATGGTAAAGCCAATGAATATCAAATAGAAGAAGCTATTACGGTTGGTTTGTATCAAGGAGACATACCTCCTTTAGATCAAGATGACGTTGATGTCATAATCTCTCTGGTAAATGATTTAATTAAAAATTATGGTACAGTATGAAAAAAATTATATTAAAAGGCAATGCTCATTGGTTTGAGGCTTTTTCTAAACCCATAACAGCATTTAAAGCATTGCCTAAATGGTATAAAGATACTAAGATTGATGGACCAATTAAACAGGCAATGTTTAACACCAGAAATGATGGCACATTGAAAAAATGTGTTCCATTTCTAGATGCAATGACTGCGGGTTATGTTATTACGGCTGCTCAGGATTTTGGTATTAAATTATATTATGATAAGGAAGGAAAACATAATTGGCATTCTGAAAGCCCTGCACCAACTCTTCCACAGATTATTTCTTCTCATACATCACCTCAATTGGGGCCGTATTGGAAACCGTTTAAGGATTTTGTGACCTTAAAATATGATAATCCATATGTATTAAACACACCTCCTGGGTATAGTTTGCTCTATACACCTTTACTAAATAATTTTGAATTACAAAATAAAGGCATTCATTTTTTATCTGGTATAGTTGATGCTGACAGGTTCCCCATTGCTGTTGCGCTACCTTTTATTTGTACTAATTTTGATGATGAAATAATAGTAGAAAAAGGTACACCATTGGTTCAGGCAATTCCCATTAAAAAAGAAAATTGGGTTATGTCAGAGGCTATTATGGATTCTAATGAATATGAATCTAACTACAATAAATTAACCACAAAATTTAGGGATGCTTATAAAAATATGTTTTGGAATCAAAGCAAATATAGATAGGAAAGAAAATGTTTAAATTCATTATACCATTACTTTTAGTTGCAGGGTCGGCCGCGGCAGATAATGTTGATCGCATTAAGATCTATGACCATACAACAACGGTTGTTACTCAAATCCCTACTACTCAGACCCGTTGTCAGAATGTAGAAGTACCAATCTATCAAGAAGTGCAGAGACAAGGTGATGCAGCTGGTGGTGCGTTAGCCGGTATGATTATTGGTGGTCTTCTTGGCAAAGGGGTTTCTGGTAATGATGATGGAGCTGCTGCAGGTGCTGTGATTGGTGGTCTTATAGGGGCTGACAAAGGCTCTAAGCCTAAGACAGAGCGGCGAATAGTTGGATATGAGACTCAACGTCAATGTAGTGAAGTTGTTGTATATGTGGATGAGAAAGAAGAGCGTTACAGCCACTCTACAATTCGTTTCTATCTGAATGGTAAGCGTTATGTATTGGAATTTATAAAATAGGAGTTTATTATGGGTTTTGTAATTTTACTAACATTGTTTGCATATGATAATCAAGAGTTCTTAGAAATGGAAAAAGCTAAACGAGCTGAAGGTTATACGTGGCAACAAATCGAAGGCGGTTGTCGTGAACCATATCCTGGTTTTGTTGAGGGTAAGGATTATATTTCACAGGGGAAAACTGATACACATCCAGGATATGTTTGTCATCAGTTAACCAAATAATGGCTTGGTTATTGGTATTCATGACATACTGGGATGGTCAGATTATGACAGTTGGTAATGGTGTGTTTGAAACTCATATAGAATGTTTTGCTGAACGTGAAAAGCTCAGTACTGAGGTTGGTGGTATGAATGGATACTTTCCACCTAACATGCAAGCCATATGTATGAAGATAGAGTTGAAAAAAGATTCTATATAGGTTATAATGATTCCGTAGCTCAACTGGATAGAGCAACTGACTTCTAATCAGTAGGTTGAGGGTTCGAGTCCTTCCGGAATCACCAGATAAAGGTAACGATATGCAACTAAGTTGGGAAAAAATTAGAGATCCAGAAACATGTGAATTATATCATGTTATGTGGGATCCTATTATATCAAAAGAAGTTGCATCAATACATAAGGTAAAATTTAAAAAACCTTATCAAGTAAAAATATTAGATAGAGTACCTTGGCATCGTAAAACACTTAAACAGGCTAAAGCAGATTGTGAATGGATATATGGCAACACAAAATAGTTTTATGATCTTTGGTCTACAACGATCTGGTACAACATTTCTTGAAAAACTTATTACATATAACTATGATGCTACGGTTGCCAACGGATCTATATGGAAACATCAGTTAGAAGTTCCGGATAGTGATATACCATCTGTAGCAATTATTAAATCTCCATATACATGGGTTGAGTCTATAGCATGGCGTGAACCAGCAGACATTGCAAAAACATATCCTGAGGTTACAGAACCCGGAAAAATAATGATAGACAATTCTTATGGTGAATGTATCTTAAATCTTCATAATTTAATAAACCTATATTGCAAATGGTTTAATAATTGGTATGAATCAGCCACACATTTTTTTAGATATGAAGATCTTCTGGTTGCTCAAGACCAACAAATCCAATTGGGTCGTTTAGATTTTGTAAGACCTTATGATGATTGGGAGGCTCCTGCATATGGAAGCCTGTTTATGTCTGAAGGATTTAAGGGTGAAGATCTTTTTTATTATAAAAGCCAAACGCCCAAACATCTCACAGACAACCACATTGATATTATAAATGATGTCTTGGGGAATGATTTTTTTAACGAGACTAAGTATAAGAGGATAAGATGACACAAGTTCTAGTATATAACACAGGACCTGGAACTGAATTCCAGAGAGTTATGATTGGCGAGACGACTCTAGAAATGGCACTCCGAAACTACCTAGATCAGGATCCTGAGCTAAGAGAAACCAAAAAAGCTGAATTTGAAGCTAATGGCCGCGCAATATTTAACCGTACTGCTGAAGAATATGAAATAGAATTAAAAGAAAATTCTTAAAAAATTATAACCCATTGATTTTAAACGAAAACAAAATGCACTTTTCTGCACTTTTTTTCGTGTGCCCGGGGTGAAATCTCTGAAATAATCATTATATTAATAATATAAGATGAAGGAGATCAAAATGGAAATCATCGTAAAACATATGGATCGTAACGAAGTAACAGGTGATATGGAAGGATATACATCTGTAGCGAAGGTTGATGTATCTGATTTTGTTAATCATGGTACCAATGAAATGTTGGAGTATGCATTCCGTTGGACTAACAACGTAATGGGTAGCTGGTCTAAGAAGATTGGTGAAGATGCTAATGATGATGTAACAGTTCTTGTTGAGCGTGAAGATGGTTTGGGACTTCGTTCTACATCAGTATTTGATCGTATGGAGCTTGACGGTGTTGAGTACGAAGTTGGTATGGTAGGATTCAAGGAGGTAGCATAATGTCTATTAAAGTAATGCATGAGCAAAAAGAAAATCGTCGGACTGGCAACATAGAAGGTGAGACAATTTATTTTGAATCATCAGGCTGGTGGGGTAGTGGTCCTATCTCATTCCGCCGTAGATATGGTTCTTGGTCAATGTCTACAACATCAGGTGGTCAAAGCCAAGGCATTGATGTTCTTGATCAGATTCGTGAAATGAAAGCAATGTTAGATTATGCCGAATCAGCTATCTTAGAGTATCGTGCAGTTGAGCAAGAGTATGACGGTCTGGAGATCGTGGAGTAATGAGATATGTTGAATTCGAAGGAGAAGAATATGATGCTCGGCATGGAGGTCCTTTTGATCGCGGATCGGCTGATTCGTATTATGGTCGTCGCTTTGATCCTCATTTTTTTATCGGCGCAACTAATACTACACCTCGCGTAGATAGATCGGGAATGTCTGATCGTCAAGTGGAGGAGTATTATAAGGGTTATGCTTATAATGAATCCACTGGAGATAAAAAGGATTGGGGATGAAGTTCGTTCATGATAACCAGCCAGATAAGGTATACTATATCACCGAGTCTTGGCATGGTGGCGGAGCAACAATGAAAGAACACTTTAACGGTTGCTTTCGTACTAAAATTGAGTTAAACTCTAATGAGTATAAAAAAATGTTAGAAAGGTTGGCTGAGAATGGCTGGAAAGAATCTATTCGCTAGTGAGTTGAAAAAAGAGCTTACAAAGTTTCGTAATGCGGAAAAGCGTAAGCAGGCTACCTTTATGAAGAAACAGGCTCGTCAGGCTAAAGTAAAGCGTGAGGATCGTTCTATGCTTCGTAAAGAAGAGATGCATTGGACTGATGCATCTAAGTATGCTAAACAATATTATGGAGAGACCTTCTATGAAACAACAAGACATGATAACGATTGGGATTAAGGCAATAGGTGTTATTGCCTTAATTGGATTTGGGGTTTGGTATACAATACATGTATGGTCAGATTGTCTTCAAGAAAATTCTTTTTTAACATGTGGAAGGATGTTGTATAAATGAGTGATACTCGGCAACTAGAAATGAAATTGCATGAGCAGGCTGATCAGATTGGTTACCTGCGTCATGAAGTAGCTAAGCTAAAGCAACAGCTTGAAAAGAGTGATGCTATTCTTAAGAATCTCTGTGAAAGGTTATATGTGCAGGGATGACCGGAATTTTTTATGATACAAAGGAAATGGAAATGATTTTACAAGAACAAGAGGACGGTACTATGACATATGATCGTAGCTGGATGATTCAGGAATTGCATAAGCGGGTCTGTCGTGTAATCTTTACTAAGGTTAATGGTGAAACGCGGGATATGCAATGCACTCTAATGGAATCAGCATTAACCACTGCTGGTGATAAACATGATCCTAAACGCCAGCGCAATGAAGATACAATTGCTGTTTGGGATACTCTAAAATGTGAATGGCGTTCATTCCGTGTAGATCGCGTAATTTCATTTACATAAATATAATCATGTTTGATATAATTTGGATACTTTTCGCTGCGGCTTCTTTCTGTTCCTTTATGATCGGTAGATCATGGAGTAATAGATTTCCGCCCGAATTCATCATTGAGAATACTATAGAGTATTTAATCGCCGAAGGCTATATACATGCCGAACGAACCGAAGATGGCGAATGGGAAATAAGTAAAGTAGATTAATGAAAAAACTTGCAATTGTCGGTAAAGGCACCATTGGCTGCCTTGCCATTAATTATTTTTTACAACGTACTGATTGGCATATTGATTGGATATTTGATAGTAGTATTCCTACTACATCAGTTGGCGAAGGAACTACATTAGCAGTTGCAAAACTTTTACAAACATTTGATTGGACCAATAATGCTATGTCGGAATTTAATGCGGTTCCTAAATTAGGCATTTATAAAAAAAATTGGACTGAGGAAACGTTTTCACACTCTTTTCCTTTTGGTGAATTTGGTATCCACATGTCCGCAGTTGATCTCCAAAATAAGATATATGATTTTGTAAAAACCTCACCACGCATTAATATTATTAACATGTATGTAGAGAATCCAAATGATCTTGACGCTGATCATGTAATGATTTGTTCTGGCTCTCCTAAAGATTATAGTGATTATACACCACTTGATCATGTATCGGTTGACAGTTGTTTTGTGACACAGTGTTATTGGGATCGCCCAGAATTTATGGAAACATTAACTATAGCCCGGCCCTATGGTTGGGTGTTTGGCATCCCCATACAGAATAGATGTTCTATTGGTTATCTTTATAATTCTAATTATACTTCTCTGTCAAATATAAAGAAGGATGTACAAAGTGTATTTGAAGATTTTGGTTTGACACCAAGTGATACTACAAATCATATACAATTTAAAAGTTATTATAAAAATAATAATTTTTCAAATAAAGTTGTATATAACGGCAATGCATCATTTTTTGTAGAACCATTAGAAGCAACAACGTCAGCTTCAGCCATTAAGATAATGAATACAGCATTAAATTTATGGCACGGTGTGTTTCCATCCGAGTTTGCACAGAACCTATATGAAAATGAAATTAATGCCGTTGAGTCAATCATATGCATGCATTATATGTCAGGCTCTACATTTAAAAACGATTTCTGGAATGACGCAAAAAAACGTTCCACACAAAAATTACAAAAAGATTTTAAAGAAGGATCTGAGTTTAGTAACATAGTCAAATTGGTTACCAAAGAAAATATAGATCATATGGAGATGATGAACATTGAACTTGGTACATGGGAAGCCCAAAGTTATAAATTTAACATTGAAAGACTTGGTATCAAAGACACTTTAATTGAAATGGCTAAAAATAATTCGTGACATTTGTTTCGTTTGATGTTATAATAAATTATATGTTGGAGGATACAAATGGTCAAACCTTTAAAGAAGAAAAGAGTTCTCACACCAAAGCAAAAAGAAGAGTTGACACTTCGTTTGGAAAAAGCACGGGCAGCTAAGGGCCCCGCTAAGAATGTCAGCGTACATGAATCCATTAGAGATCTGACTGATGATCATCCATTATCACCTAAGAAGGTTCGTAAATGGATTAAGGATCAGCAATTGAAACTTCGGGCCATGAAGGCGTTGAAGAATTCTAATGACCGTAAGGAAAAAGCTGCATATCATGTTGAAGAAGGTTATCTACATAATATGCAGGCCTATATTAGAACTGGTATCTGGCTTGATAATAGAGCAGGCGCTGATAGAGAACAAAAAGTAAAATTACGTTGTACACATTTAGCTTATGATAAGAATGGCAATGTAAAAAGAACATTAGGCGTCTACTATCCTGATTTAGGAGGTGAGTGGACTTTAGAAATGGAATTAGGAAATAATGCAGGAAGAAAGATTTCTAACAAAGGCAAGGTTCACAAAGCTCGTAGAAAGAATCGTAAAAGAGCATAAGTCATCTTACATGGATGCAATCATACATGTTTGTGATGATGTTGATTTAGATCTAGAGGATGTTAGAAAATACATAGCCCCAGCCATAAAAGACAAACTTGAAGCTGAGGCTATGAATTTAAATTTTTTACCAAAAGGCAACACTTTGCCGATTGACTAATACTATATAATTCTTTATAATGATATAGTGGACAATAAAATACACAAAGATATACAATTAATATACGGAGAATACATATGAGTTTTGCAGCACTAAAACGTAACCGCACAGACCTTTCGGCTTTAGTAGAAGCAGCAGGTAATGCAGGTCCAGAAGAACAGAAGAAGCATAATGTTACTGATGATCGTTTCTGGCAACCAACTCGAGATAAGGCTGGTAATGGTTATGCTGTAATTCGTTTCCTTCCTGGAGACGCAGAAGCACCTACTCCTTGGGTGCGTTACTGGGACCATTTCTTTAAGGGCCCAACAGGTCAATGGTATGTAGAGAAATCTCTTACATCTATTGGTCAAGCCGATCCATTAGCAGAGATGAACTCTAAGCTTTGGAACCAAGATGGTTCAGAAGAAGCAAAGCGGACAGTTCGTGAACGTAAACGTAACCTACGTTATGTTGCTAATGTGTTGATTATCTCAGATCCATCTGCACCAGAGAATGAGGGTAAAGTAATGCTCTATCGCTTTGGTAAAAAGATCTTTGATAAGATTATGGATACAATGCAACCTCAGTTCCCTGACGAGAAACCTATCAATCCATTTGATATGTGGGAAGGGGCTGACTTTACATTGAAGATTCGTAAGGTAGAAGGTTATCCGAATTATGATACATCCGCCTTTAAGTCTGCATCAGCCATTCCTGGTAGTGATGAAGAACTAGAAGCAATCTATAATCAACAACATGATCTATCAGAGTGGACAGATCCTAAGAACTATAAGACATATGATGAATTGCAATCTCGTCTGGCTGTGGTATTAGGTGAGTCTTCTACTCCAATGACAGCAAAGGTCATGGAGAGCCTAGACGATATTGATTCTATTCCGGGCTTTGATTCTCGTCCAGCTCCTACAGCAGCTACAGCACCCGAACCAACTATTCGTACGGCTGAGTCTTCTATGGAAGAGGATGATACAATGAGTTATTTCGCTAAGCTGGCAGCGGAAGACTAAGAAAATGGATATACAAGGGGCTTCAAAGAATATGCCGTTTAATACGATCTATCCAAACTCGGAGAATATTCCGCCCCCTGTATATCCTACCAAAGAAGCCAAAAGAGTTGTTGAGCCGTCTACTCGTGCTTCGATTAATATGGATGTTTTGAAAAAGTATTATGAAGCAAAAGACAGAATGACGGAAACTATTAATGATGAAAGATTACAGAAATACCTTAATGCTGCGGAATATCGCCCAGGGGATGTTGTAGATATTGAGGTATAGAAACCCATCCCTGCAGTCTGCAGCTCAGGAATGGTCGGTGAGTCGCTGGTACCGATTGGAAAGCTAGCCGGGTGCTGTACTGCGAAACGAACAGATAGAAAGGGCGTCACCTAGGAAGGGCGCCCTTTTGATTTAATTATTAACTGTAAGATCGTTTGTTACGGTCGTAACGTTTTGAGGTGGAAGTGGGGGTATATCACTGCCTCCACCTGATGCAGAACCATTTACAGTATTGGTATCTCCACCATTAAAGATATAGGTATCACCGGATTGAGTAATTGTTCCACCTTCTATGAGTCTTGAAACAATATCATTTACGGCTCCGCGTTCTGCATAGGCTTGAGTACCTATTCTGGTTTTTCCACTACCACTACCTCTAAAGAATCTACTGCGAATACCGAAGAGGCCGCGGCCTGCCATTTTTTCTAGTCTTCTGGCACTTAGATTTTCAATAGGTAAGAATCCATCATTTGGATCTTCATTTGCCACAACATTATAATCCATTATTTGTTTATAGCTATCCCATGTAGTATAATCATCAGGATCAAATCCAGGAGCCTTTTCTGGGAATCTAAAGAAATGTTTTTCTTGAGCCCATGTCTTTAATTCTTCTGTGGACATTTTCATTAGTAATTCACAATAGACACCCCATTCGCCTTGAGGCATACCTTGGCCACCAGTGGTTTTTATCCAATCCTTCATACCTTTTTGAATTGCTAATAATACTGCTATAGCACCTTTACCTCTATCAGCAGCAACTTTTTCCATATCAAAAGCAGCTTGAATCATAGGTGCATCAATAGAACCATCAGCTAAAGAGCTTGGAGCTATCATCATTTGTAGTGCGGCACCAGGCACTGACCCTGCAATTTTAAATGCAGCTGATATTGTCTTGCCAGGTATTGATACCCCACTCACAAGAGTTCTACCAATCATATTGTTGAGAGGGTTGTATTTTCCCTTTGTGATCGTTTGGGCTTTAGCTAATACATTTGCGGCTGTTTCTGCTGCAGCTTCAACTGGATTAAGAGCAGCCACAAAAGCTGTTGCCCCTACTCTGTTCCTTATCATCATACCATAATTTTTATATCTATTTCCTCTACCTCTTTCATCATTCATAGCGGTGAATCTACGGTTTGGATCAATAGACTTGGTAGGATCTGCTACTAGTGGCTTAGCGGTAGTTGTATCTATTTTAACCGCGGATTTAGATGTGTCGGGAGAGGCTAACGCCTGTGCTTCTTTTCTAACAACCATTGCATCGGCACCACCTGTAAGTCTAGTAACTTTACCATTCTTTACACTGTAATTTTTTCCAGTAGCATCCCTAAAGGTATTTGTACCAACATTTTTTTGGAGATCTAATTTTTTCCCCTGATAATCAACTGTTACTTTTGGAATTGGTTTTGGTAAAGTTGGTGTTACTTTTGTAACCGGCGATGGTGGTTTAAGTGTAGGTGTAACCTTTGATACCTTAGGTGTTGTGTAAGGAACCTTGGTATTTTTTTTAATCTCTGAATTCTGAGATTGAATATCATTTAATCTTTGATTAATTTTGGCAATACTTAAGGTAATGTTTTGATCTAATGGATTCAATACAGTTTCTACAGCTTCTTTGACCTCTGTCTTTTGTCTTGAATCCAATTTATCTACAAAAGCTTTTATTGCTGCAGCACCTGCTGCTAGGCCCAAAGCACCTTGAGCCAAAGCACCCATTGAGGGTCTGCTGGTTTCACCCGAAGATTTGTCTACTCTAGAACTTGCCTTCTGCGCCTGAAGTTTTTTATTCTGAGCCTCTAGTTGATCAAACTTATTTCTGTCTTGACTTTTTAAAAAGGCCGTAAAGTTTTTATTGAGTCCCTCAACACCATCACCGACACGATTAATGCCCTCAAGAGTATCGGCATTAAGTTTCTTTTGCTCTTCGAGCTTCTGGGCTAGGTTTGTTAAACTCATTTAAATACCCTGCGCAACCTTTCTTTCTTCGGCTATTCTTTTCATTTGCTCGATCAATAGATTTACATAAATTTCTCTCTCCCATGGCATCATCGATTCTATGTCGCTGAGTGAATAGTTATGGTTCTCCATTAATTGAAAATTCACTTGATAAAAATTCACTAGTGTGTCATGTGAGAGAGCTATTAAAAAAAATCCTGTAATCCCTGTAATGTATATTTATTCTCTTTTTTACATTTTTCACAAGTAAATTCTGCATCATGTTTCAATGATGGTAGATTGTTTACATATTCCAAAATCTTTTGATAGTGATCAGTAGAAAGACTATCCATAAATTGTTTAATTTCTTCTTCCGGTTCATCTTTAAATAAGAATGTATCATCTTCTGTATGAAGTGTTTGTAGGCACATCAAAGATAAGTTATAAAGAATCTCAGTATAGCTTTCACCTTCTAGGATCTTTTCTTTTTGAATTGCATCCTTATATTTTGGAAATCCCATTACCAATTCAATATCATCATTTAATTTGATTTTTGGATTTGGAAATTCTTTTGATTCAATCTTAATAGTAGATACATCAATATCAACTGAGTTGGGATGCTCACATTCACATCTCAGCAAGATAGTACTTGTCTCACCAACTGACTTTGATCTAATCTGTAAGAACATATATTCAACGTCAAATGTCGATAGATTATTAATGTCTATATCTTCTTCGATACATTGTTTTACTATATCAAGAATAGCCTGAGCTGCCATTAGACTATCATCAGATTCAAATGCCATAAGCAATACTTTTTCTTCACCTACATTGTAGGGTCTAAAATGAATCTTTTGTTGGAGAGAAGGTAATACTGTATTAAATTTAGGATAATTGTTTAGTTTGGGTAGAGCCATTTCAAAGCCTCATTAATTAAAAAATATTATTTACAAACCCTATAATGTTAGATCTAATTGTACTAGTCAAAGCATCTTTAAGATTTGATGGAGATACGATAAATGGAGCTTTCCAGTCAGTAAAACTTAATTGAATATTTAATTCAACTATACCATCCATCTCATTGTTTAATTGTATTGCATTCATAGTTGTTGGGAATGCATCAATAAGTTTACATTTATAGATCACAAGATCGTTTAGTTGATCATTAAGACCCAAAATAGTTTCGCCAAGTTCAAAGTCAGAAATTTTAGGAAGAACATTTCCTATACCACTTGAGAATTCCTGTCTATATCTTTGAGGTAGGCTCTTGACTTTTTTAAACTGTTCTATTTCAACATCTCTAGAATAGTCTTTTTTGTAACCTACTTCATATGTATTTGTGTTTGTTGCAAGGTTTTGCCATGTTTCAAAATATTCCCTTACACCATAATCATTAAGAACATGGAATGTCATAGACACATCTTGAATTAAAAATCCATTGGCAACACGCTCTTGTATTAAACCATAATTAAAAGTATTGGTAGTAATCTGCCTACCAGGTAATTGAACATCCCTACAAAGTATATTCATTTCCTCAGATCTAGCCCCAGGAAGGCTTGGAAGCTTTACGCGCCATAGGTTATTACGGGCAAGGCCACCTTTAGCACTTACTAAACTTTTAAACTGATCAACTGTACCAGCCATTAGATTTTCCTTCTTGAATCAGAATATACTTTGTTCTTACCAGCCTTTTGGAAATCAGCGGTAGGAAGAAATGTAGCAATCTCCCACTCAGGAGCTTCTACTCTGGCAAATCTACTTCTGACATGTTCATTTAAATAATGCTTTACACATGGTTTAAAGTGTTTATATTTACCGGCTCTCTTTAGTAGATTATATGAAACATTAAATTTAGTTGTCTCATCATATCTTTTGTTATTCGTAATATCTAACAGACTATCCAAGAACTTGGCTCTTAGTATTGGTGGTAGATAATGAAGATTGAGACCCAAGAATCCCTTTTCTGCGGGACCAATAACAATCACTAAAGGAAAGCTATCATAGTAGGGCAGAGTTGATTTTAATTTTGGGTCATAGAAAAACATATACATTGAACCAACGATTTGTCTATTCGACAATTGTATTGGTTCTTCTTTCATAAGAGCGTTTCTATTTACACTTCTCATAGCCGAAGCCTTACGACGAAACCATTCACGAGACTCCTGAGTTCGTGGTGTAATCCCGTTGCGGAAAGCTTCCATTTCTAATTTGTAAAATAAATTTGACATACCATTATTTATCTACGTTTTTTCACTTTTAGGGGTTTTAAAGGTTTAAGAGTTCTTTTTGGTTTGGGCAGAATACCCATTGAAGATAATTCTTTCTCTGTCCAAACCTGAAATCCCCAACCTCTATCAGCTGCATAGTTTTGAGCTGCAGCCCATTTATTCATATTCTTTATGTATGTCATTCCTTCAGAGATATACTTTTTTGTCTTGCGACCCTTGAACTCTGGTGGGGATGTTTCTTTCTCTGGTTTGATCTCAACTAAAAAAGTCTTGCCATCACTGTAGGTAATTTTGAGATCCATGAAGTAACGATGATACTTTTTGTCGACTTCATAGAAGTAGGGTATAACAACCTCTTCTGATGACCAAGAACGTATTGACGAATTTTCATCACACCACTTAAAAGCATTTCTCTCCCATAAAGATCTAAATATTACATTATCTGGATCACCTTTATACTTGGTTCTGTTCTTTACCTTATATCTTCCAGAATATGCCATAATTACCTTATAAATACTTTAAAGTTTTTTAATATTTATTAGGATAAAAACCGTTGCGTATCAAAATCACAGAAGGCAATTTGTCATATAACTTTCCAATAGAAAATAATAGTGACTATAAGGCCAAAGTTCAGTTTAGAGCTACCCAAGAAAGCTATGCAGGATTGTGGGATGCTGGTGTTTCAGTATTTGGCAGCCAGGTGCAAGCGAATATTCCAAATGAAAGCTTTATCCCAAATAAAGATCTAGCTAAGAAAGCACAACAATCTATTGATGTGCAAAAACATAAAGGTATAAGTTACTCCCAAAAGTTAAGAAACAACAAAACAATTAAAGGCTCCGTTGAATTATTTTTACCACAATCTATACAAATTGCAGATAAAATTGATTATACTCAGCCTGAATTAGGTATGCTTGGTGGAGCAGCCTTTATGGGAGCCAGAGCAGCTGCTATGGGTGCTTACGTTGGTGTAGGCACTATGATGGATGCCGGGTCTAAAATGGTTGGGCAGACACTTGGAGCTTTGTTTAATGGCAATCTTGGTAATACAGCCACTTCACTTGCTGTACAAAGAGCAGCCCAAAAAGCTAGTATGCCAGAGGTTTCAGGTGCGGTTGCATCAGCAACAGGCATTGCCGTAAATCCAAATAAAAGAAATATTTTAAATGGCATTGCTCTAAGATCATTTAGATTTACATTTAAGTTGATACCCCGCACCGCTGAAGAGTCTCAAAGGATAAAGGACATAATTTATTTCTTTCGAAAAAATATGTATCCATCTCTAACTGATGATTCTAAAATATTTGATGGTGAAGATGAAGGCATTGGTGCTACATCAGCTGGAAATGAAATTTTAAACTTTGAGGGTATGTCTGCTGGTTTAGAATACCCATGCAAGTGGGAAATTGAAATGTATTATCTTGGTGAAGATGTATATGGAGAAACCTGGACTAAGATAGGAACAGAAATTCTGCCATGTTTCTTAGAATCATTTGAAGCTGTTTATAACCCAAACACTATGGCATTTCATACAGATGGATCTCCTCAGGAAGTAGATATCTCTTTAACCTTTGTTGAAGAACGTGCCATGAATGCTACTGATATTAAAAAGCCCGCTCCATTAGAATCTACCTTTTAGAAAGTTTTAAACTATGCCAATGTTTGCTAATTTTCCAATTACAACCTATAATTTTGGTGAAGAGACATCAAATGTTTTATTTGATAATATCACCACCTATATAGATCTTGTTGATGAATTTAAAGATGATTTAAGTTATTACTCAGAATACTTTATTCAGGACGGCGAAAGACCAGACATACTTTCTTACAAACTTTATGGCACAACTGAATATTATTATCTATTTTATCTTTTAAATGATAAGTTAAGAGTAAGTGGCTGGCCGCTAGATGAATCTGAATTGATTGAAAAGGCAAACGAATTCTACCCACACAAAGCAATTCAGACTGATAACAACATAGCAGTAGGAATGTATAAAGGTGATTGGGTTGCATCTAGTGATTACAACACCGTAGAATATCCAAGCTTTAAAGGTAAGATCATAGAGAAAAATCTCATGCTTGGACAATTAATTGTAGAGCCAGCAACTGAGATCAGAGACATTAATATTACTAATCCAGGTTCTGGATATACATCCCCTCCCACAGTAACCATAACAGGTGGTAATGGTGAAGGCGCAACAGCAATCGCAACAATTGCCAATGGATCAGTAACAGCTGTTACCATTACTAACAGAGGCACTGATTATACATCTATACCTACAATTACTTTATCATCTCCTCAGGTTGGTGCTAATACAGCAACTGCTGATGCTCTTATTTCATCTACTACAATTAACGCAGGTGACAGATTATATTCAGATCCAGGTGAAGACAATATTGACAATTGGAACCAGGTACCAAGTTCTATTCCCAACTTTAGAGTTGTAGGAGTAAAGGATCAAACTCTTGGTATTCATCATTATGAAAATGCAGATGGGGAATGGATTGATCTGGATGTACTAAATACTGGTGGAGTTAATATATCCCAATTTGTTGGAGATACAACAGGTGCTGGTGGAGTAACATACCGCCAACAACTACGTAAAGAAAATGATGAATTAAGACAAATAAATGTTTTTCTTCCACGAATTGCACGACAGCTGCATTTACAATTTAATAAACTTTTAAGGGTTTAACATGGCCTATTTGACGCCAGAATCTTTTGATTTAGGTTCAGTATACTTTTATACAAATCGCATGTCGGTTGATAATCCTAATGTTGATAATAAAATTGACATTAAAGAGGGTATAAGTGAATTTAGTATATATGAACATCTAGGTAAGGCATATCTTACGGCTGAGATGATATATGTGGACGATCTTAATCTTTTTGAAATGCCTGGCATCATTGGCACTGAAAGAATTCAATTTAATATTTCTACACCTCTTACTGAATCCGAATCAAATGTGTTTACGACTACCAAAAACTTTGTCATTAATGGAATAAACAAATTTAATAAACACAATGAAGGTACATCCGTATATCATATTTCTCTTATAGAAGACCATGGATATTTTAATTATGTTCAGAAGATCAGTAAATCTTATTTTGGTAGTGGCGAGGATATTATACAAACTATATTAAAAGACAATCTTAAAAAAGAAATTGATTTTGAATTTAATGACGGTAATCCATTTAGAAAGTCAGTACAGGGTGATATGAGGTATAATGTACCATTCCTTAAACCTCTTGATGCAGTAAAGGCTATTCTTGGTAAAATTACAACTTCTCATGGAATGCCATATCTACTCTATTCAAGTATACACAGTGATAAACTTATTTTTACCGATCTAGAAACACTACTTGAAAAGGAACCATTTAATAAAGATAGAGCAGCTACGTTTAATCCGACCATGTCCTATACTTCTGGTAACTTTATAGAGCAGATGTATAATATAAGTAAATATTCAATAACATACTCTACAGCAGAAGATACACTTAAACTTGCTCAAAATGGCGGTCTAGGGTTTAGATATGAAAACGTTGATACTAATGATGGTACGTATTATAATCAAAGTATGAATCTTAGAAATTTTATTGTGCCTTGGTTGGAAAATATATTTGATAAAAATGCATTGGGCTTTTTGGTAGATGATGATGTATTTGATCCTGATCCTTCAAACCAGAATGAAACAAATGTATCAGCACCGACTTTAGGTGATTATAATTCTCAGGTGTATACTACTCTCAAGTCAAGTAACTTTGCGCCTAATAAAGAAAAAGGTATAAATGAGTCTCGTTCATTTCTTAATGATGTAGTAAGAGATGCTACTATGCATTATCTCACAAAAAATGTTTATGATATTGAAATGGCTGGTATGATATGGCTGGCCACTGATACGTCAAGAAGTGTAGGCGGCCAAGTTAACATTGCTGTAAATCAAGATACTGGTTTAAGTACTAATCAACATAATTATTCTTTAACAGATGATAAAAGATCTGGACCTCATTTAATAATTACTAAAAGACATCTATTCACACCCCATAATAAAAAAACAAGAGTAAGTGTTCAGGTATCAAGACTAGCCAACAGAGTATCTAAAGTAGGTGTTCGTGTAGTTGAGAATCAATCTTTGGTCGGGAGAGTATAATGTATTATGGAGATAAGACCCGTTGGTTTATAGGTACCGCAATTGAAATCAATAAAGATTTTCCTGGGAAGATTAAGGTAAGAATATTTGGTATTCATGGACCCGATATTGATAATGCCAATTTACCTTGGGCAGACATTTTAATACCCACCACAGAAGCCGGGACATCAGGTATTGGTAAAATACCTCAGATACATCCACCGGCTAGGGTTTATGGGTTTTTCTTAGATGGTGAAAATTCACAGTCTCCTATTGTATTAGGATCAATGTTTACCACAGAAAGAGAATCAGCAACCCAACAAAGATTGAGAACCACTGTCAATAGAGGTTCCACAAGCAGCAGTGTAGACGCAAGTAGTACTATTAAGCATGATGGGTTTATACAACCCAATAATCTTATAAAGAATTACAATACAGTTGAAAGGGCTGCTGGTGGTTACGGTTCATCAGCCATGGTAAAAAAATCTGTAATTATTATGAGTTATCTTACCCAAAATGGATATACACCATTACAAGCTGCCGGTATAGTAGGCAACCTCACAAAAGAAAGTTTTAATGCAAAGGACAATGTGTATTTTGATCCTACTGCTTTGGGTGACAACGGTAATTCTTATGGCTTGGCACAATGGAATAATAGTGCTAATGCAGGATTTAGATGGAATAAATTAAAAAATTATGCCAACCTTAGAAATTTACCCGAAAGTGATTTCTTTGGGCAGTTGGGTTATTTGGTTAATACTTTAAACGGTTCATTAGGTGGTAAAGATACTGATGCGTCAGAATATTCTTATGTGCATCGTAGGCTCATAAACAGTAATAGAATAAACGGTCCTAAAGGTGATAATAACGCAACGTGGGTTTTTCTTGATAGATATGAAAACCCTGCTAATAAGGATAGTGAGTATATTACACGGTCTAAATATGCAACAGATGCCCTATCTTGGTATGAAGCATCTATTAATGGAGTATAATTATGTCACTGTCAAATGATCTTAACTTTATTGCGGCTACCGTAACATCAACTGCTAAAAAATTAGACCACTCTGTAAAAGAAAAATTAAATGATGCCCAGGCCCAACAAATACTTGAAAATACATCTAAGGCAGGTCTTAAAGTAAATGAGGAAATAGGTGGTATAATATCTTTAAATGCCTCTAGTGATATGATTAAAAACGTAGAGGGTAGTATACCGACTCAATCTATAGGCCAACTACCAATCACAAAGCTTACTTCAAATATGAAAGGCCTGAAGGCAACACTAGAACCTGTTGCATCTACAGTGCTTAAAGAAACAAGTAAAAATCTTACTAATGCTACCCTTGCAGTTGAAACAAATTTAAATGAAGTTATATCGTTGGGGTCAATAGAAGCAATATCATCATCGCTAAAATCTATTGTACCTGACATTAAGGCAAATGAAATAAATTCTATTATTAAAGAAGCCGTTGTTGATGTATCAAAGCCCATTGTAGATCTAAAGGCTGCTGGTAGTAACTTTGATGAATTTTTAGAAGACCTAGATGAGATTAATGAAATTCTTGAAAAAAACCTTAACAATGTAATTGCAACTGTCGCTGGCACTAGTGGAGTAAAACCAGGTCTTGCCGGGCTTCTAAATAGTGTATCTAGTGATGTAATAAAATTTAAAAATGAAGCTCTATCTATTTTTAACATTGGATTTAATTCAATGGTTGAAAATGCTATTGAAAAATCCTTTGCCCCCGCCACAAATATTCTTAATGAATTTGCAACTAAGAATGGTATTCCTATAAAAATAAAAGATAAAGATAAAGCAGCAATTTTTACAAATATACAAAACGGAAATATTTTGGCAGCGGTCAATATTTTACAAAAATATAGTGATAGACCTCTAGATGATTTAGTAACAGGGGTCAGAAAAATTGATAATAGAATGTCAACATTTCAACATAAAAAATCAGAGGCTGCTGTTTCGGTAACTCCAGTATCAAGAGATCTTTCTAAAATAGAAGTTGACTGGAGAAATGGATATCCAGTAAATAATGGATATGATTATTACTTAGACTATATAGTATCTTCAGAAGAAGAATTAATTACAGAAATATCTACTATCAAGAGAGCTTTCACTGAAGTAATAATTGATTGTACTGGTACACCATCTGATGTAGCAAATGATATGTACAGCATTCATTATCATGAAGCCCGAGACTATATTAAAAGTAATGGGTTTCCATGGCACTATTATATTTTAAAAACAGGTATAATAGAAAGAGTGAGACCCGTAAATATTGAATCTATTAATGTTGGTGGTACTAAAAATCATGACAAGAGATCTATTATTATAATGATTGATGGAGGTACTACTACGCCATATTATGAAGACTATGATTTTAATAAACATGCCGTAAGAGATAAGGGTATTAATCAAGCCCAATATGCGACTCTAGAAAAGATACTTAGAAACATTTATTATTACTATCCGGGCACACAGGTTTTTGGTTATCATGAAATAAACAAAGAAGCATTTCCATATCTCAATGTACCTAATTACATTCAATCAAAATTTAATAAGAAAAATATTTTTAACCCATTTGAAAGAGATTCCTTGACACTTGATGAACTAAGAAGGGGCGGTGTATAATGTTAAGTAAAAGCAATCTAGCCAAAACTGCAGCGCAGAATCAAAAAAATAATCAGCATGAAGATATTACAGGTACTTACCCCACCATTGATTATGTTGGTGCTTTTAATTATTCTAAAGAAGCCTTAGGTAATAAAAGGACAGAACTTTATTATAATGGCGCAATTGATGGAATACCTATTGATAATACAGATTTGATTCAATCTGAATATCCCCTTAATCAAGTACAAAAAAGCTTTTCAGGCCACAGCTTTGAAATGGATGATACACCAGGTGCTGAACGTATCATTATAAAACACACTACAGGTGCAGGTGTAGAAATAGGTAAGGATGGTTCTATCTCTATTTCAACAATTAAAAATAGTATTCAAGTTACGGGTGGTGATCAATTTATTACAATTACTGGAGACGGTACAATTAATTATGGTGGTAACCTTGAACTAAATGTAACAGGTGATTTTAACATAAATTGTATGAATTTTAATGTAAAGACCAGAGGAAACAAAACTGAAAACATTAGTGGCTTTAGCAAATCAAAAAGTCTTGGTCAAGAGAATATTGTAAACGGCCCATCATTTGAGGTCTATACTCAACAGGTAACAGAATTGATGTTGGCCAATCATGATCATATGGTAAAGGGTGTATCTACTCATCTTGTTGAGAATGATATGAAAACCTTTGTAGGTGGAAATCTATACATGACAACAGAGGGCATCTTGGCTCAGTCTGCAGACGATATGAACCTATCTGCTAATAATATGACTGTGCAGGGTGGCACGGGTATTATTGGCGGTACTGCTGTTGACTTTGTCGGCAATGGAGCTGTATTTGATCAAGGAGTCAAGGCTCCAACATTTCATGGAGATCTAACAGGTAGAGCTGATGAAGCAATTTCGGCAGACACATCAGTATTTGCTGCTACAGCAGGAGCTGCACCAACTGGTCTGGCAGGAGCAGCAGAAAATTGGACAAATACAAATACAGCTGTGCCCGCAAACATTGAGGATGTAAATGCAGCAAACTATGCTGTACCAGATGCATCTTCGGTAGCCGAATATCTTACAAAACTTAATGGCGGTATTCGTAAGGTCAAGGTAGACAATAATAATTACATTAAAAACAAAATTGACCCTAAAGTAGATACTGGTGGCATTCTCTATAATATTGATGAGGTGACACCTGACTTAATTAGATCAAGACTTAGAAATAAAAAGAATGCTGAGAACAAAGCCTTCCTTGAATTTATTCTTAAAAATCAATTAATCAACAATAGTTATTTTGAAGAAAAAACACCAGCTGGTTATGGTAGATCAACACAAAGAGAGACATCGCCTGTTGTTGGTACTACTTCATTTGGTCCTAGTGGGCAGACTAATACAGTATCAACATCTACAAAAATTCCTACTAAAAATATTATACCAGATCCAGAATTTAATTATTTAAATCTCGGAGATATAACGTCTCGTACCAAGTTGTCAAAAAATATTACAATGGCAACTTTCTTGGGTACCAAAGATCCAACAAACATTGATTTTATCAGAGACCAAGAAGTCAAACGACAAATTGCAAAGTATTTAACAATACATGCAAACATACTTGAAATAGTTAATAATGAAAAAACGTTATTGAAAAATCTTATTGTAAAACCAGTTGAAAGTATTTACAGACCTGGTGAATTCGAAATATTTGATACCGGATCTGACACTGATTTAAAAATTAAGGGTCGATTGGTAATATATGATATTGTTGATAAAACCACAGGTAAATCTAATCCAACCCAAATGTATGATCTTGCTGTATTTCTTAAAGACAGAATACCATTTGATATCATTTCTCTTGAATATGATAATATTAATATTGTGGATGATGAATATAATGCTAGAATGGCTATCTATCTACCTGAATTAAATCAGGACTATCAGGGAGATTTTAAACAAAAAATTAATACCAAATTTAATGGTGAGATAGTATCGCAAAACGAGTTTATAGAACTACAAGCAAATAAGAAAGAAATTACACCCATACCATATACTGAAGAAATAAAAAATAATAAAACATTTGATTATAAAGTATCAATAAAGAATTCAACTATTGATCGTAAATATATTAAAGACCAATGGGTATTGAGAAACCTATCTGATAATGCTGAAGAAGTATTGCTTAAAATTCTTGAAAACGAATTTAGTGATCTTATGTCTTTATGCAACTTTCAAATCTATACAACACCACAAGGTATACTTCCCAAAACTAAAGGTAGTAGAAAAAAAACCTCTCAGCATTTAAAAGGTAAAGCCTTTGATATAAGTGTTGCTGGTTGGTCTAATGATCAAAAGAAATTATTTATTAACAATGCACTTACGGTAGGTTTCCAGGGCTTTGGGTTTTATCCAGAGACTGGTGAATATAACTTTATACACATTGATATGGGCCCAGCAAGGTGGTGGAAAGCAACAGAGTCTTGGGCGGGTGAGAGTGTCGAAAATGATTGGGTACCTCACATAAATAAGAATCGCAAACGAGAAAATCCATATTTAAGCTTATAAATAAGACTAAAGGTTGAGACATGGTAACAAGAGTAAAATCAGCAGAAGATGGTAATTTAAATGTCGGTACAATACGGGCCGCCAGAAGTGTGCCATTTTCTGATATTGATCTTACCTTTGCCATTAAGGATAATGGTGAACTTAGAAAGAAAAAAGAAGCGGCCGCAGTAAAGCAGGCCATTAGAAATCTTCTTCTTACTAACAAATTTGAAAAACCATTTAACCCCGACTTTGGTGGCAACCTAATAAATCTACTTTTTGAATTGGCTGGTAGTTCAACTAATATTATTTTGAAAAAAGATATCATTAAAACCATAAATGTATATGAACCACGTGCAAATGTATTGGACGTTTCTATACAAGATGGTACTGATTATAACTCAATATATGTGACAGTTACTTTTAGAGTAATGAATAGTAGAGAAGTAATTTCAACAACAACTGCTTTATCAAGGTTGAGATAGTATGGCAACAACAATAAAATCATCATCATTAGATTTTAATTCTTTAAAGAATAATCTAAAAACCTATTTGCAAAATAGTGAAGAGTTTGCGGACTATGATTTCGAAGCATCCGGTCTTTCAAACATTCTAGATGTGTTGGCACATAATACACATATGAATGGCCTCTTGGCAAACTTTGCTCTTAATGAATCATACTTATCAACTGCTCAATTAAGAAGTTCCGCTATCTCTTTGGCAGAAGGCATTGGTTACATACCCGACTCTGCAACAGCTTCTCAGGGCCGTGTTAGAGTATATTATACAACTTCTACTACACCACGTGAATCACCAGTAACTCTTCCGGCCTATACTCAGTTTAATGCAACAGTTGATAATGAAACATATACATTTCTTACAATTGAGCCATATGTTGCTACTGATGATGGAAATGGTTTTTATGAATTTAAGACTGATCTTGGTCTTAATGAAATTACAATTTATGAGGGCACACTTAAAACTAAAACATTTCTTGTAGGTGAATATCAGGATAATCCCGTATACGTAATTCCAGATACAGGTTTATTTGCCGATAGTGTTACCGTAAGGGTTTATCCAGATGCTACTTCAAGTGAATTTACAGACTATACAAATATTCTTAATGCAACAACTATTAACGCAAGTACCAAAGTTTACATCTTAAGAGAATCACCTAATGGTTATTTTGAATTGTCTTTTGGTGATGGTAATACGTTTGGTATTGCTCCCACATCAGGTGCTAAGATAGAAGTGATTTATCTTTCCACTTCAGGAGCTGAAGCGAATGGTGCTAATAGATTTACTGCTGCGCAACAATATACAACAGGTGGTGATAATTCAATTACAGTTGATTTGATTACTACGACCCTTCAAAGAAGTGTTGGTGGCAAGCCAAAAGAATCTATAGAATCAATTAGAAAAAATGCTCCATTCTCATATGCATCTCAAAACCGTATGGTGACAGCTGCTGACTATTCGTCTTTGATTCTTAAAAACTATTCCTCACTCATTAAGGATATTATTTCTTGGGGTGGTGAAGATGCAGCTCAGCCTGAATTTGGTGCCGTGTTCACTTCTATACTATTTGAGGATGGTATTTCAGATAGTACAATACAATCAGTTAAACAAGGTATAGTAAGTCTTGCCGAACAACTTGCTGTAGCGTCATTTAATCTAAGATTTGCAGATCCTGTTACTACTTATATTGAGGTTGACACATATTTCCAATTCAACCCAACTAAAACCGATAAAACATCTAATACTGTAAAAGATGAAGTAAACACAGTAGTCAGCAATTATTTTACTAATACTACGGGTGTTTTTAATAGTTCATTTAGAAGATCAAATATGTTATCTTTGATTGATGATGTAAACACTGCTGTGCTATCATCTCGTGCTGATATTAGAATGCAGAGAAGATTTACCCCAACTAATCCTAATCTAGTAACTGTAATTAATAATATTACTGATACTGGCAATCTTACAGGTGCCGAACTTGATTATGTTGTCAAACTAGTAAATTCAAGAAACTATAATGGCGCGGCCAATTTCCTTTTGGATTTCTCATCACAGAACTATACATCGATTCGCACTACACTGTCAACTACCGCTATATCAAATGTACAACAAATTATATATCCAGTGCCATTATCAGAACCCGATAATGATCAATATATTATAACAAGTAATACTTTTGTTTACAATGGTATTAACTGCCAATTGAGAAATGCTCTTAATAGTAGAACAATCAATATTATTAATGCCGGTTCAGGGCTCACCGTATTAGAGGGTGTTGGTACCTGGCAGGATAACAAAGTTACTATTGATTACTTTATTCCATCTACTATTTCAGGTACAGATACTCAAATAGCTTTGTCAGCAGTGCCTGCAAACCAAAGCGCCATTACGCCAATTAGAAACGATCTTTTGGTTTATGATCCAAATAGATCTTCGGTGAATGCTGTATTGGTAACAGCGGAGAACTAAATGAGTCATTCGGGCGATAAGACACTTTTAGACAATAAAAGAAATAATTTAAATCTTCACAGGTCTGAAGTAAAAAAACTTCTGCCTGCTTACTTTCAAGATGATTATCCTAAGCTAATTCGTTTATTGGAACTATACTATGAGTGGTTAGATAAGCAGGATGGCTTTGAAGATAAGATACACAGACTAAATGAAAAAAGAGATGTAACTATTGTTTCAGAATCTTTGCTTGAATTTTTAGAAGATGAATTATTATTAGGTAATGCCTACTTTGGTGGTTTCCTCAATAAAAGAGAAGCCATAAAATTTAGTAATCTTTTATATCGTTCTAAAGGTACTAAGTATTCCATTGAACAATTTTTTAGGGGATTCTTTGGTGTAGACCCGGTAATCATTTATCCTAAAGAAAGTATTTTCAAAGTTGGACCTGAAATTGATTATGAATTAAATGCCACAAATACTAACGGCGAACAGATTAAGCAACCTGCTTCAACACTCGGACCCGAATCCTTTAAATATATTACTGATGATAAATTATATCAAGTACTTTCAATTTTGATTAGGGTTAATATTCCTATTGATCAGTGGGTAGATGTTTATAAACTCTTTGCTCATCCAGCAGGTTTTTATATTGGATCAGAGGTTCTCATTGAAGTTGTAAATGAAAACTGGGATTATGATGGTGATACCAATGTTGGCCTATTTACACCATTCTCTGAAGAAGAGGGTATAAGTTATACTATGGAATTTGGTCCAGGCGAAGAACTTACTACATTTACAGCATCTACATCAATTGCTACTACCCAGCCTGATGCCTATGTAAGTGTAACAACAATCGAGGAAGAATAATGGGATTCCGAAGACAAGTTGTATATCAAAAAATTGATGATCTTGAAAATTATGGCTTGGAAGCTTTTGAAGGTTTTGATCTTGAAGAACTCTTTGATCCTAGTGGTGTAACCTTTGATGATAGTGATACAAATTCCGATGCGGAATTTAGTGATGCTGTGTTTATGGATGAGGATGATTATGGAAACGGTTTTTATGACAGTGTTGCAGCCCAGATAACATCATTAGTAAATGGTGCTACATCATTGCCTGAACGCTGGACCTTTTTACAGGAATTGGTGGGTATATACCAAAAAGCTGATATTACAAATACAGCAACAGTAAGTACAAATGATGTGCAGGCTATTTTAAATTTTAAAGCTGGTAATAACTCTAATACATTTGAACAAGATAATTGGATAAGAAAACATATTTTACCCTACAATACTTTATCACAACCAAGTGTTTTGACTTCTAGGTTTGATCAAAATAAATGGTATACAAAATATGATAGTATAAATGATTTTGATTCTATAGGTAGAGCATTAGTTGGTACAGATTCCATAGGATATCACGGAATTACTCAGTGGTGGTAGTATAAATAATACAAAGAAAATTGGTAGGCAGATAAATGGCTAGACAAATTATTAACACAGGTACAGTTGCTAATGATGGCACAGGTGATACATTACGTGTTGCTGGTACCAAAATAAATGAAAACTTTGCTGAGTTGTATTCGACCGTTGGTGGTGACGTTGGTGGATCAACAAGATTAACCGATAGTGGTGTTACCTTCTTGGGATTATCATACAATACAAGACTTGGTTTTGTTGAAGGCACATCACTTGTATCTATTGACCTGCCAAATACTGGTGGTACATTATTAGTTGATACGGCAACACAGACAATTACTAATAAAACCATTAGTGCGGATGATAATGATATATCCGGTTTGCCAGCTTCTAGTTTTGTAATTACTAATGGTTCTGGAGTTGTTGATGGTGCAGCTTCTGCCAAAGCAATTCCTTCTGGTGCTGTGGTTGGTACGACCGATACACAAACCATAACCAATAAAACACTTACTAGTCCGACAATTTATAGACCCAATATTCAACAGTCTCTAAGAGATTCTGCAGGATCTGACATTATTAGATTTGTAACAGTAGGTTCGGCTAATTCAATTCAGGTTTCTAATGCAGCAACAAGTAATAAACCAAAAATTGCTGCTGTTGGTAGTGATACTAACGTAGGCCTAGATATTAATGCTAAGGGCACTGGACAAATTAATCTTAATTCATCTTTAGTATTGGGTAATAATTCTATTGATTCTGCTGCTCCTACACTAGCGGCATATATGAAATCCCCCCTTACTATTTTTAATCACAGTGCATCAATTGCCGCAACCATGCCAAATGGTACTACAGTAGGTCAAAAGAAAACCTTTGTCAATAAAAACACAGGCACGGCAACAATTACTAAGACAGGTAGTAACTTAGGACCACATAATACATTTGCTGTAGCAAGGTATGGATCAGCTTCATTAGTGTGGGATGGAACTGAATGGATAGTTCTTAACGATCCAACATCTACATACTTAACATTTACATAAGAGATAAACCATGGTAGCAATTATTACTAAAAAATTAAAAAAACTTTTTATACAGGATTTGCTTGATCAATACAATGTTGAAAACATTGGTGATTCAAATAATTACTATTACATTGGTTTAAGTAAATCTCAACCATATAATATAGAAATTGGGGGTACAAACTCAGTATATGATCCTGATCCATCTGATTGGGATGAACGTAGTTTTAGAATGTCTCTTCAATCTGTAAAATTAGCCGAAGCTGTATCATTTGTAGTACCTATTGAAACCTGGAGTACTAATACTAAGTATTTTCAATATGCTGATAATCTTCAACAGGACCCAAGATTTTATGTACGTACAAATGATAACAATGTATATGTTTGTATTAGGCATGGTAAAAACGCGGTTGGTACACATGTTGAATCAACGGTAAAACCTGATCATACTGATACCACATTGCCTATTGAGTCTGATGGATATGTATGGAAATATCTTTATACTATTACAACAACTGATGCTAACAACTATCTTACTGATACGTGGATGCCCGTAAAGTATGTTGATTCTGCAGCTGCTACTGCACCTGAAGCTCCACAAAAAGCTGTACAGGATGCAGCCATTGCAGGGCAAATTATTGGGTATAGAGTCGTTGCTAATCAAGCTGGTGCTGCAGCACAATATTCACAAGCACCATCTTTGACTGTAGTTGGAAATGGTTCTGGTGCAACTGCAAGACCTATTATGTCAGCAACTTCAGGAAACGCAACTATTGTGGCGGTTGAGGTAGGAGACTCAGCTAATGCAGGAGCAACTGGTTATGGTAGTTTGTCAACCTATATGGGTAGTAATTACAAATATGCCAATGTTGAGGTAGATAATACTTACTTGGTTTCTGGTGCTGCACCTACAATTTATCCTGTATTCGCTCAAGACTCTGGTATGGGAGCCGATCCCACAGTTGATCTTAAAACTAGAGCTATTATGTTTAACGTTAAACCCACTGGCACTCAAAATAGCAAGTTCGTAATTGACCAAAATTACAAACAAATTGGTCTTATTAAAAATCCAAGACAATATGGTTCAAATAATTTATTTACAAATGCTGAAGGCCTTGGTCTTAAAAAATTAAGAATTAGTCCAAAGCCAGCAGGAGCCGTTGGAGATCCATCTACTGGATATGCATTAACATTTAGTGATAATACACTTATTAATCAAACCACTGGCACAAATGCCGGTGCCAAAGCTTATTTAACATGGTATGATGATTCAGATACATTATGGTACCATCAAGACGAATATACAGGATTTACACCATTTGATTCTGGTGAAACTATTACTATTGATGGTAACAATGACCTAAGTACGACATCTATTTTTGGTATCTATAACACTGATACCCTACCAGCAGGTGCAGGCGCAAATGGATATACATCATTTAATCCTGATATAGATAATTACTCTGGTGAAGTACTTTTCATTAACAACCAACCTGCAACTACACGTAACAGACTTGGTACTGAAGACATCAAACTTGTAATACAACTTTAAAGGTATAACATGGCTACTCAATATACACAAACTACATTTTTAAGTCAGTATAATGATGACTATCGAGACAGTGATCACTTTCATCGTATATTGTTTAATAACGGTCGTGCTTTGCAGGCTCGTGAACTTACTCAGATGCAGACCATTATTCAATCTGAGATTGCACGTATTGCAACATATCTTTTTAATGAAGGTGCAATTCTTAATACTAACGTAAGCCTTGCATCTGGTCCCAATGAAGGCGCCTTTACATTTATTAAATTAGACAACCTTTCAAACATTGCAACGCCATCAGCCTTAGTTGGTACAGAAATTACAGATGGCACATTATATGCAACTGTAAAGGCTGTTATACCATCAGAAACCGTAACTCGTAATGGTGTGGTAGTTACAGACCCTGATACACTTATTGTAAAAATGGGTAAGGGTGAACCAAACGTTGATACGTCATCTACAACTCCTGAACTTAATTCTTTAAGATTCCAAGCAGGTGCCACTATTACAACAGATGAGGGATCGGTAACTATAAAAGTTGGTACCGATGTTGTGGGCACTTGTACTCTTATTGATACTCCTCGTTTTGAATCATTTGCTGCTGGCCATATGATTATGGTTGAAGCCCAAACTTTAGTTATTGATAAGTATTCTCCTACAGGATCAGGTATTGTTGGTTTTAGAGTAAATGAAGAAATAATTACTTCTGGCGACAATGTAGCTCTATATGATAATTCAGGTACCACACCAAACCTCACATCACCTGGTGCCGACAGATATAAAATTACTCTTACATTAGGTCTTAAATCACAAGCACCTGCAGGTTCTACATTCTTTGAACTATATCATGTAACCAAAGGATTGTTTACTCTTGTAAAAACAAAAGACAATAATCTAAATTATGTTGGCGATCTAATAAATCAACGTACAAAATCAATAAGTGGTAATTTTATTGAAAGAAATACAAGTGGAGAATTAAGCCTTACTGTAGAAAATGATTCTACCGATGATAATTATTTGGTATATTCAGTTACAGGCGGTACTGCATTTATTGAAGGTCAAAAGATTACACGTAAGTTTTTTAACACACAACGTGTTGAAAAACCAAGATCTCTTGTAAACGACATTCACACAGAAACCAATGAATTTGTTTCGGCACGCTATGGTAGTTATTTCCTTGCAGATAGTGCCTGGGGACTTCTTGGTAAAATAGATGATTATTCTGTTGTTAATTTATACACCATTGACAAGACCGGATCAAATCAATATCAACTTAGTTCTTTTGATTCAGCTGCTGGTGTAAACATTGGTACAGCAAGAATTAGACAAATCGATGAATATAACAATCAATATAGAATTCATGTTTTTGATGTAAGAATTACCGATGCTCAAAAGGGTATTAAAGATGTAATATCATTAGGTACAGATTCTGATAACCATGCTAACCTAGTATCTGTTTTGGGATCTACTGACATCTATGACAGAGCCGATGATAATCTGTTGTTCCCTTTAACAAGGGATAGAGTACAGACTATTTCTAATCTAACTACTACTATTGGTGTAATAAAAACCGATACTACAAGTGGTGCTGGTGTTGCAACAAATATTAACTCTACCGGTAGTAATACTCTTACTGATGCTGAGCAATGGCTGATTACAGTAGACAGCAGTGGAGAAATTTTCTCTGAAGCAGCTATTACCATTGCTGGAGATGGTCTATCTGCTTCTATAAGTGGGTTGCCATTTAACTCAGCTATTACAGTATTGGCATATGAAAATACAACACTAACACAAAAAGTCAAAACAATTTCTGCCAACACAACTGAGGCTGGTCTTTCTTTAAATTCAGACAATGAATTTAAACTTAACAAGGTTGACATTTATAAATTCATTAGTATTACAGATGATACATCTGGTGAAGATATAATGTATAAATTCCTAAAAGACAATGGTCAAAGAGACAACTTCTATTGTGCAGGTGGCGGTAAATTAAAGGCAGGAGTTTCAGCACCTGCAGGTACCATTACAGTTGTATATCAATATTTTGATCATGGTGCAGCACCTTCTGGATCTGGGTATTTTGGTGGTAAGGCTTCCTATCCAAGTCTTACATATGATAAAGTGCCTGTTTATACTACATCTACTGGCATTAAACAAAGACTTACCGATGTTATTGATATGAGACCTATTCAAGATCCAGTATCTGGTAACTTTGATACCGGTCAAGCCAGAATTGAACGCATACCGCGCAACACAGATACATTAACTATAGGCACTGCGGAATATTGGAAACCAAGAGTTGATATGATAACAATGGCACCTGACGGTAGGTTGCATTCTCATCAAGGCACATCAAGCTTTAGACTCTTAGAACCTAGAGATATTGATCCAACCCATATGATATTGCATAAGGTTACATTGGCTCCATATACCATTGACCATAAAGATCTTAACACATATACTTATGACAATCGTGGCTTTAAAATGTCCGACATAAGAAGTATGGAACGTAGACTGACTAATATTGAGGCTATATCGACCCTAAGTCAGACCGAATGGAAACTTTCTCAACTAACAGTGTATGACCCCGACAATCCAACTGATGTCAGACAGACTGAGGGTCTATCGGGTGATGGATTTAACAACCTTGCACAGACCTCATGGGATGATGATGATAATAGATCAGCTGTTTATACTGGTTATGGTATTTTGGCTCCTTTGCAATTTAAGAGACAAATCGGCACCACTTATGATTCAGATGCATCTTCTGATGTAATAAGAAAAGGAGATACAATCTGGCCAGTATATACAGAAACCGTTGCTGACTGGAGTATGGATTCTGCTACCAGTTATATTGCAGTAAATCAATTTGAAACTGGTAGAACAATTGGTGTTGGAGAGTTAACACCACAGGCCGATATCTGGACTGAAAGAAGGAAAGTAGATGAAAATTATATCTCCGAGCAAGAGGAATCATTTATTGATCCAGATGGAGTAACAGTAACCATAAGTAACTCGGTTGGGTTTACGCAACCTTCAGGACCGCCGCCAATGTTTAACGGAGAGCAGCTACCGTCCTATCACCGGTAACACCATTAAGGAAATAAAAAATGAGTCATGGATACTATAAAAATAAAACGGTTACTACCTATTCTGATGAAAATATAGGCTTTGATCAGATCTCAATTCAGAGACCTCAGTTTATCTATTTTGAATTCGAGGGGCTAAGACCAAACATACCGCATTATTTTTTCTTTGGTGGTAAAAATGTTACTACTTATGTAAAGACAGGTGTTGCCAAAACCACATTTACTAATGCAGGAAGAAATTCTAAGTTAAAGGAACCTGGTGATTCATATATTAATGATACAGCATATCCTTCTGCTCAGGGCGGTCCCACGAGCTCAAATGGTGATGGTATCAAAACCGATAATACCGGAAAAATTTACGGGTTGTTTTATTTACAATCTAATAGTACACTTAATTGGCCCACAAAATATGATGGTACAGAATTTGTAGTAACTGATGTTGCAACAGCTGTCAAAGAAAATTCAACTTCATATGGAGTATCTAAATTTAGTGCATTTGGTCAGATACAAAATTACTGGGTCAAGACAAATGTAACTACAACTCCTATTTGGGTGGCTTACACACATTCACCAACTCCATCAGGTAGCAATAAAGATGATAATTATACAGCGCCATTATTGTCAGTAAGAGTTGGTAATAAATGGCATAATGCTTATACTGACACACAAGCCAAGGCATTAGAAGAAAAGCTTGTAAACGACGACAACGCTGTACAAGTATCCAGTAATGGCAGTTATGGTTGGGGTAATTAAATGACTAGTCTTTTAAATATTACAGAAAAAAGAAATCCTGCGGCTCAAGTATTTAAGGTGCCAGAACCTACAGTTATTACCAAGATTGGTATTTTCTTTGCAAAGGCACATGCATCATTACCTATTACTCTTGAACTTAGACCAGTAACAGAAGGTGGGATTCCTTCTTCTCTTGAATTTGTTCCAGGTTCTAGAGTCACTATGCCAGCTTCTGCTTTTACTAATGCAAGTAGAACTTTTAATAAAAATACTGAAGTAGTATTTGAATTTAATAATCCTGTTTTAATACCACAACAAATGTATATGAGTTTCTGTCTTTACACTTCAGCTCCAATCGGTGCATATGAAATGTGGATTGCAGAAGGCGGAGAGTTTATCACAGGCACTAATACTAAGAAATATATTACATCTGCTGGTGGTGGTGGCTTCTATGGATCATCAAATGATATTTCATGGGAAGCTGATAATAATAAAAACATTGCATTTAAGATATATAAAGCTCAATTTGAAACTGGTAAACAATTTAGAGCAAGAATTAATACCAATATTCCCCCAGAAAAGAAACTAACAGAACTTACAAATATTGATAATAAAGCAAGATATACATATGATCCTTTATATTTCACACAAGGTGATGCTACTCTAAAGGTAAACCATCCTGGACACGGATTTAGAGTTGGCGATAAAGTAGAATTATTTTCAGATGGTGTAAATAGTTTTGACAGTGCTGATACTATTAATGGTGTAAGTGGTGCTGCTATCTTAGGTCCTCGAGTAATTAATGCTGTAGATCCATATGGGTATTCATTTGAAATGGATGCAGGTTCAAACCCAACTGAAACCATAAGAGCTGGTGGCACGGGTTTAAGTGCTACAGAGCAATATGAAATTGCTCAAATGTTATTTAACATACAATATACAACACCTCGAGGAACTGCACTAAACACCGAAGCAAGTTTAACAACTACTTCCAGCTTTGCAGGTTCTGAAACTCCATATGTAAAACGTCAGGGGCTTTTGGTAGAACCTAATATTTTATCACATTTGAAAAATCCATACGTTATTGCATCTAATGCTCAGGAGCAACCAACTACAGGAGATTCCGCTGGCGGTAGAGGTTTAAATGAATCTACATTATTTGATGTCTATATGGAAACTCAAGATCCAAACGTTGCACCATACTTTAATGCAGCTACATGTACACTTGACGCCACAAGCTTCTTTGTAGATTATCAGGACTCCGCATCAACTGATGGTAGAAATTTAATTACTACTATACCATGGACATCTGAGACAGAACCTGATGGTGGTACCACTGCTTCTAAACATATTACTATACCATATTTCTTAGAATATGCATCAGATTCATTAGTTGTATATGTTGATGCAAGCAGACCAGTAGGATCTGATTTCTCAGTTTGGTATAGAACATCTCAGGGTGGCGAAGACCATATTCATGAAAAGAATTGGGTTGAATTTAGTAAGGATGTAAAAAATGTAAAGGGTAAATCTTATTCAGAAATTTCTACCAATAGAAGTTATGATGAGTATAGTGAATATGCATTTGCATCATTTAACTTGACTTCATTTAAAGAGTATCAGATTAAAATTACTTTTAACACTAAAAACCAAGCACAACCTCCTATCTTTAGAAACCTTAGAATTGTGGCAACTTCTTAATGAAAAGAAATTTGATACCTATTGATAATCAACCAGATCTAGCTCGAGACGGAAAAACTGGGCTTATAGTTAATATAAATAAAGAGAAACACAATAGACGTCAGTTGATGAAACAAAAAGAAGCTGAACAGCGTGAAGAAATAGATGAAATAAAAAATGATGTTCGTGATATAAAATTGATGTTGCAAAAACTATTAGAGAACGGTACAAATGGCTAATAATACAAAAATACCTTTCGTGCAATTAAGTGATACAATTAATACGCACAGAAAAAGATTTAATCAATTAGTTGATTCAGTTGGTGATATCACCTCTTTGACTACCGATGCAGTTGACGTTGTACAATCAATTAATGAACTAGACGCAAAACTTGATTCTATACAAAACACCGGTTTGTGGACTCCGGGTGCACATTTTTCTGATAGTAATTTTGTAAGTCATTTTGATGGTCAACTTAATGTTGATACTCGGATTTGGACATCAAATCTCGAAGCAGATTCTGCCTATGTAGGCCAATTAAATGCTTCTCAAGTTGATATAGATTCCGCCTATGTAGATGTACTAGATGTTCATTTCCTGCACGCAGACAGCGCGTATATCGACGGAGATCTATCAGTAAAAGGCAATCTTATAGTAGATGGTGTTTCTTCTCTAAAGGCTGGTAATGCAAGCCTTGTTACAATTGGTGATACTAATACTGATGCTGTTGTTTTTCAAGCACAAGTAGGTTCAGCAATTATTCCCAATAATAAACATGATCTGGGTGGTCAAACAGATAAATGGGGAACTCTTTGGGTAGAAAATGCATCTATTGATTCCGCGGCTATAAATCAATTAGATGTAGATTCCGCAGACATAAGACAATTGCGTCTACGTGATGGTATTATTGATTCGGCCTATGTTACACAACTTAATGTAGCAACAATGGATGCCGATAATGTTGTATTGGATTCTGCCTATATCGGTCAACTTAATGTTTCTCAGGCTGACATTGATTCAGCATATGCTGATCAGATTAATGTAAATAAACTAGATGTTGATTCAGCGTATGTAGTACAGTTAAGCGCATCTCAAGTAAATGTTGACTCAGCTTATTTTAGTCAAATAAATGTAAGTCAAATTGCTGGTGATTCTGCGTACTTCTCACAATTAAATTTTAAAGATGTAGATGTTGATTCTGCATTTATGCATCAACTTAATGTTCTTCAAGCGGATATAGATTCGGCTCATATTAGTCAATTGGATGTAGATTCAGCTGACATAAGACAGCTACGTCTACGTGATGGTATTATAGATTCCGCTTATGTTACACAGCTTAATGTAGCAACAATGGATGTCGATAATGCTACACTTGATTCTGCTTATATTGGTCAACTTAATTCCGCTAATGCTGATATTGACTCAGCTCATATTAGTCAATTACATGTTGATTCTGCAGACTTTGGAACTCTAAGCACCAGTGGGTTTATAGGTATTATTGATTCTGCTGCTGCAAGCAACTTGCATGTTAATACACTTTCAGTTAATAGTCTTGTTGCAGCAACCCAAGTTGTAGAAGGTAATGTTAGAACTAGTGATGCATATGTAGTTCTACTTTCTGAAAATACACCAGATCAGGGTCAACCTACTCAAAATGCAGGTATAGCAGTTCGCAGACGGTCCTACGATTCTGCGGTAATTGAATGGAATGAAAATGGCAACTATTGGGTTGCTAATTATGACTCATCTAATACTTCTCAAATTCTTACAGCAAGTAACATTGACGGTTCTACACTAGAATTTTCATCTGGTACAGTAAATGTTAAGGATAATGGTATTGCCCTAGGTACTAAAACTACTGGTAACTATGTACAGTCAGTTGGAGTAACTGCCTCAACTGGTATTAGTGCATCTGGTACAGGTGAGGGGGCTACCGTAACAATTGCTGGCGTAAATGCCACAACCTCGGTTAAGGGTGTGGCCTCATTTAGTTCTGATAACTTTAGTGTAAGTAATGGTGCAGTATCTGTTAAAAATAATGGTATTACTCTAGGTACAGAGACTACCGGCAACTACATGTCTGGTATTTCTGGAACTACCAATGAGATTACAGTATCTCATACACCAGGTGAAGGTTCATCAGCAACAATTGGTTTGCCAGATGATGTTACTATTACAGATCAATTGAGTGTAAATAGAATTGCTGTATCAAAAGGTATTACAGCAGACTCAGCTGATATCAGTCAATTTGCCGCAGACTCTGCAAATATATCTGGTAACCTATGGGTCGGTGGAAATACTATACTAAAAGGTAATTTAACAGTATCAGGTACAACTACTACCGTCAATACAGAGACAATTAACCTTGCTGACAACATTATAGTTCTCAACAGTAATTTGGGAAGTAGTATTGCTCCAACACAAGACGGCGGTATAGAAATTGAGCGTGGCAATCGAAATAATGCAAAGCTGGTGTGGGATGAAAGTGAAAATTACTGGGCTGTACATGATGACTCTGCAGCCACAAAAACAGATACTCTTTCAAGAATTGCTACTTCTAGTTGGTTAGATGCAACCGCCCCCATTTCATTTAATTCAACCTTTGGTTCTATTACACACGATAATGCCACTAGAACCGATACAACCTCTGAGGCCACCGCATCATACTCGGGCGAACAGGAGGTTATTGACAGCATTACTACTAATGCAACGGGCCATGTTACTGCCGTCAATACAAAAACAATTACGTGGCCAGCCGCAGTTACCCCAAACAACTCTACTATTACTATTTCAGCAAGACATGGTTTAAAAACCGGTGGTAATTTTACATTAGACCAGTCATTTAATGAAACCATATCCATTGATATTGACTCAAGTGACCTTGAAGGTAGATATAGAATACCACTTCTTAACAGTGATCCATCAACTGGTACTTTCTGGTATGATGGTCTAAACTCGGTAAACAACTCTAATGGTGTTTCAAAGATGATTATCGGTAACAGTTCTTATGACTGGAATGATAATGGATCTCCAACACTAGAATTAAGACAATATGGTTATAGTTCAAGCGTTGGTGGCGGTGGCTTAACTGCTGAATTACTTGGTATGCATAAGGTTAACTTTACATATAAGCAACAAAATACTGCTAGTGGTGGTGATGATACTGCAGTTGATGTTGTAATGGCTGATATCACAACCGATATTGAACATACAGCAAGTAGTAAAGTACAACGTGGTGCATTGAACCTTGCGGCGTATACAACAACATCAACAAATGGTGCTACAAACGAAACTGCTAAACTAGTTCTTGGAAGTGGTGCTACTTATAATGACGCAACACTAAGTGCAGATAATAATGTTGTCCTTGACGCTGCAGGGGATATTACACTAGATGCAGATGGTAATAACATTAACTTTACAAATGGTAGTGGCGCTGATACTTGGATCTGGACATTAAATAATGATGCTACTGGTTCTTTTGTTTCTCCTGATTATTTTACATTAGAAGGCGTTGGTGGACTTGAACTTAAATCTAGTTATCTCTTTGGTGGTGATAATAATTTAAAATTAACTTCATATGCATCCATATATGCAGATGGCAACTCATTTGTTATTACTGGTGATTCTGATCTTCAGTATTTGAGATTCTATGGATTTGATGGTGTTAATAATGCTCAAGAAATTCAAGCCACAGATGGACTAAACATTTATGCAAATGAAGAAATAGAAATTAAAACTGGACAGTCCATTAATGATAAAGCGGGCGGGCACGGTGGTAATATTGTTATTGAATCTGAAAGCTCAAATCCGGCGGTTGGAACCGATGGCTATGTTATTATTGATGGTGAAAATGGTGTCTGGCTTGAAGCAGATAACGGCAGCATTATTATGTCAAGGGGTTCTGCCTATCAAACTACGCAGGGTATTACTTATAGTATAGGCACTGCTGAACAAACTATGTACGCAACAAATACATTAACGATAAACAGTGGAAATTATACCAGCATCCAAGCCAATCAAGCCGTGCTGCTTGAACCAGATAATGGTAAAGTGTATTTCCAGACAACTGCCCAACAAGGCTTTTTAGATTTTGCTACTACATCAACTATTAAACTTTATACAGGCACATATAGCGGTACTCTTAACTCAACATGGTCTGGTGATGATCTAACAGTTCAAGGTGACGTCACATCTATCTCAGACATCCGCACCAAAGAAAACATTGAAACTATAAACGGCGGCGTTGATCTTGTATCGCAACTACGTGGTGTTTGGTATAATAAGATTGGTGAAGAAGAAAGAAAAGTTGGTGTAGTAGCACAAGAGGTAGAAGAAGTTCTACCAGAAGTTGTCAAGACAGACGAAGAAGGTATGAAATCGGTTGATTATGGAAAGATGGTTGGTGTATTAATAGAGGCTATTAAAGATCTGAAATCTGAAGTAGATATGTTAAAACTAAAACTAGGAGAATAATATGGCCTTTAAAGCTGGAACTAGTGACCGCCCTCATTCTACGATAGACGGAATACCATATCTTTATGATTCACCAAAAGCAACATTTGCATATCCGTCATACAGGAATATTTTTAGAAAAATAGCTGTTGATGAAGATGCAGCAGACGGTTCTGATTTATTTTTAAATACTGCCTTGACCCCTTATACCGGCCAGCCACGTATGGTTTATGGTGGCGGTAAAGTATTTTTTGCATGCCCAAGACATAGCAACGCTGGGCAGGAAACAAGCGCTGGCATGTTGTTCGGACTTAACCCAGGCAGAGTTCATCAAAACAACAAAACAAGATATGGCTATTTAAATGATGTGACCCTTAAATCTAATGATAGGTTTTTTGGAGTATTTTATTATAATGGTGAAAGAGATAAAAATAATGGATGGGATGATGGAACCCCTTGGGAAAAAATAGATATATGGTCTGGGGGTGCAGGTGCCCAGGCAAACAAATCTATAGCATATACAGCAGGATGTATAATATCAGGTGCACCTGGTTATGATGACACCGGTAATAATGTTACAAACGCGGGTGGTGTTCGTGTACAAACTGACTCAGAGCAATATAGTGGTAATGGGGTAAGATATCATTTACCGTCTTTTTATGGAAATTATTATTATGGAGATGGTCCAAGTCCAGCAGGTGGTGGTGGTCAAAAGGGCGGCATGTACGATACTAATGCTTCTGGCTATCAGTTTAATTATATGGGCGCTTCTGTATCAGCTGCTAGTGGAAAAATGGTTGTTGGGTTCAACCGCTCTTTGTATAAACCTAATACTGCCATAGGTGAAGATAATAAGGTTTGGTTTTATGATGATATGCAAAGTGTATATAGTCCATTTAATGGCTCAGGCAAGGTTATCAAAATGAAGGATATACCTATTGCTAAATGGTATCATGATAATGCATCAAATTATACTCAATGGGGTGAGTCTCACGATATTGGATGTGGGAGGATTGTGGTAGGAGCACCACGTGAAGACATACTTGATGGTGATGGTAATGTGGTAACAAATTACGAAAATCAAGGTGCAATTTATATATTTGACTATAGAGGTAATTTACTAAGAAGAGTTGCAAATCCAACTCCTAATACTTCTGGTGCAAAGGGCCAATTTGGCCGTAACGTGAAAATTGGTGGTGGAAGAATAGTAGCAAGCGGTTATTCACAGAGTACTCATGTATTTGATCTTGATGGTAATCATATAAAAGACATTTTAACAGAAACTTCTGGGGTATATTTGGGTGGTTATGAATCTTTTGGAGATCAAATAGATGTTGGTTTTGGTTATATTGTAATTGGTGCATACTCTGATTTTATTAACCGTGGTAAAGTTTACTTATATGATCTTGATGGGAATTATTTGGCTTCAATAACCGGTGATGCTACAAACGAACGTTTTGGTTCCGGAGTATGTTTAGGACCAGGTCAACTTTATATTGGAGGACAGGGGCCCTCTTCAGGCCGAGGGTATTGTACAGCTTATGAATTAAATTATGGCCGCGGAATCTTTACCCCATATGATGTACAGGCAATGGAAGATGGAGATAAGTAATGGCTTTTTATATAGATAACGATCCTACTAATAATAATCCACCAGCTGCCAAAAAATTAGTATTAGATGATAGGGATATTATTGTATCTAATCCCAAAGAAAATTATTCACACCTAACAACTGATTATACACAAAAAAAGATAAATGTAACAGTTGGAGGTGGTAACAACCAGCAAATGGTGGCTGGATGTGGTATTATAGTACAAAGTCAACAAAGTTGGACCTATGGCTCGCCCTTCGAAGGTATGGGCCGCGTTATTGTATATAATAAAAAGGGTGAAGAACTTTATAAAATTGATCCTGTTAATGCCACAACCCTTCCGGATGGCACAGATCCTGAGTTTGGGGGTGAAGAATTTACACCAGGTATGAGAGACGGTCTGCGTTTTGGAGAAGCCGTTGCGGTTGGTAATGGTATATTGGCAATAAGAGTTGGTGGAGCCCATGACAGTGATAATAATGGAAATTTAATAACTCTTAACTTTGCCGCTGGTGCAAATCAGGCTGCTTCAGAAAATCAGGGTCATATTGTTTTTTACAGAGCAGCCGATGGTAGATATATTGGCCACGTTGATAGACATAAAAGTATGAACGGTTTAGACAATTCACGTGAAACTGGATGGTCTAAGCAATCAAAACAATTGGCAATTACTGGGGGAACATACCCTGGATTTTCTTTATGTATATCATCAGATCATTATATGGATAGTAACTATTCAACTACCGGTACAGCTAGTTATGGTTCTAATGAAAGGCCTGGTAGAGTATATGCTCATACTAGTGGTCAATACAATTATAATTCAGGATCAATTGGATCGGCTAATAATAAATGGCAGACACATCTACCATCTGCTCTTAATCTTACTAACGCTTATGCAGATGGTCAATACCCAGTTGGATTTTTTGGTATGGTTGATTCTTTAGGAGATTCTGCTCAGTGGTATTCAAACCCACAATTTGGAGAATCTTTGGCAGCAGGATTTGGGAGGGTTGTTATAGGAGCACCCGGTGATGGAACAAATAATTTTTATTATGATGGGCATGGACCTGGTTCAGCATTTTTGTACAGTACATCTTTAAATCCTTTAAGAAAATTGGCCAACCCTGATCGCAATTTAAGTAACAATGATGGCTTTGGACATCATGTAGCCATAGGTTGTGGGCTTGTGGGTGTATTGGCTCCATGGTATAATAACAATCAAGGTGCTGCATATATTTACGGCTTAGAGGGACAATTTCAATTTAAAGTAGAGGGTATGGCTAATATGAATCCTCTAACCATGTCTATAGCAAACAATCAAATTACTATAGCAGGTTCTGGAGGATCCTTAGGAGGTCATTTGAGAATATTTGATCTTGAAGGTAATTTATTAGATTCAATTAGAGGTGGTGCCGGTTGGGGATATCTTTTCGGCAGACCAAGTGGCTGGGGCAAATATATGTCATCAGTTGATGAAACAATTGTTGTTTTGGATCATGGTGATGAAAATTGGGGTGATGACCTAATTTATCAAAACGTTGACAGTGGAGCATTCTATATATACGAAACACCAAAAAGACGCAGTAGTGTCTATGATCAAAGTATTAGAGGCGTATAATGTTTTTTTCTTCAACAAGAACAATGGGAACACATTTTAATGTTGAACATGATTCTCAACAGTCTTTATTAGCCACATATGCTGATTATGGACAGTCATGGCCACAGGACGGAACCCAAGATAATTATTCTAGTATAAGCGCCCCTCTCTGGTTACAAGATCCAGTTGATAGGACTCAGGGTGGTACATATACGGTGTTTAACTACAAGGCGCAAGAAAACCCTGATTATAATCAGTATAAGAGATCCAAGAGTATTCAAATAGGTAATGGCCTTTTAATAGCAAATTCTCCGTATACGGGTGCTGCAGGTAATATAGATGGAAGGCTTGATATTTTTGGCCTTAATGGTCAGTTTAGAAGAACACTGTTGCCATATGACGCGTCAAGTAGTTTTACCAATGCTAAGAGAGGGTCGTGGGCTATTGGGCAGGGTTTAATCGTTGGTGGTAATCAGGATGATGTGTCAGAACGAGGTCGTTGTGACCTTTATAATCTTAATGGGGAAAAACTAGGTCAGGTCCAAGTAGGATGGGAGTTCTATGATCATTTTGGATGGTCAGTTGCTATTAATGAAAATAGAATTGTAATGGGCGCACCTGGTGCTCACGATCCAAATCCATCATTTGGTGGCAAAGCTCACGGTAGAGGTTCTATAATGATCTTTGAATATGGTGGAGGTGGTAGATCTGCTAACCTTGGCAGGGCACAAGATGTATATATGTTGGCGCATATTTATAATTATGATGATGGATATACACCCACAAGTTCTACTGAAGGTTGTTATGCTATGATGGGCCACGACGTTGCAATTGGTTGTGGCCGTATTGTAGCAGGTGCACCTGGATATCGCACTGCAGCCGGCAATGGATATCAAACTGGAGCCATTTATATTTTTGATCTTAATGGGGTGAAAATTACTAAAATTATTGGTGGTACTTCAGCAAATAAAACTGAAGCGCAAGCTAATGGTGGTGGTGTGGCTAATAACAATGTTTATACTACATCTCAGGTTTTTGGCAATACATTTGGAATGTGTGTAGACATTGGTCATAATATGATTGTGGTTGGTGACCCAAATGCATTCAACCAAAAAGGTGCTGTATATGTATATGATCTTAATGGCAATTATATAGGTTATAGAAAAGGGGCTGCGGCAGGAGATCATCTAGGAATGTCGGTTGCCATTGGTGATGGACGTATTGTTGCTGGAGCTCCACAAACCTTATTTCCTGACACTGTTTCTACTAATAATGGAGCTGGATATGTTGAAGTACTTAGACTTCCCACTATTTACCAAACTGACAGTGACGCCAATGGATCTCTTGTTTTAGAAACAACTCTTTATCCCTGGACATATGCACCTAATGGTGGTGGATATGGTCAATGTGTTGCTATCGGCGAAGGTAAAATAGCAGTATCAGACCCATCACGTATAAAGAATGTTCCGGGTGTATCACCATCACCGTACCATGGAGCTGTGTATTTATATGATACCTATAAAATAAATTCACACGAAAAATTTGCTTTTAATTTAGGTATGGATACAGATATGGGCAAATATAATGAAAACAGACTTGATGATTCTGCATCTTATACAAATAGATCCGGCAGTTTTACATTAAGGGGTATGCTTCCAGGTGTTAGAGCTTCAGAGCTTGTTGAACCGGGAGGTTCTATTTTTATTGATAGTAATTCATTTGTTTATTCTGATGATAGTACTCAACCGGGATTACTAATAGATACTGATAATATTACTATAACAAATGCTGGTATTATAATGGGCCGTGGTGGTAATGGAGGTTCGGAATGGTTGGGAGATTCTAATGGTAGGGATGGTAGTCCCGCGATTAAAATCCAACCGTGGGTTTCAGGCACAACTATTATCAACAGGCCCGGCGCCGTTATTGCAGGCGGTGGTGGCGGAGGTAGTGGTAAAGCTGGTGGTGGTGGTGCTGGAGGCGGCCACGGCGGTGTATATAGTATAATGATGGATGCATTGGATTCCAATGCAGATGGTGTTGTTCCTATGACCGTTTCAGGAGATAATTACACTCAAAGTATTGCGGGTGAATCACTACGAGGCATTGATACCTCAGGTGTAAGTCTAAGTGGCCTTCCATATGCGAGAGGGTTTGATGGATGGGCAGTAAAACAAGGCAACCCAACTAATCCATCTTCTCCTAGAGCTCTAGGTGGAGAAGGTGGCGGTGCAGGTGGTTATAGATATGCAAGCGGTGGTACTAGTATATTAGACGCTACTCAAAACATTTGGGGAAGTGGTGGATGGGGTGGCCGTGACGTCTCAAATATATCTAATACTACTAGTGTTTGTAATTCTGGTACTTATGGTCATGGTGGTGGTATAGGAAGTGCTACTGGTACTGGCGGAAATGGATGTGGTAGTTTAGGATACTGGAATGGCGGCGGCGGTGGATACGGACAAGCTGGCGCAGCAAGTAATAGCTGGGCTTCAGGCAGTTATACATCATCAGGCGGTGCTAGTATTGAAGGTACCTCTTTCTTAATTGACAGTGGTACTATGTATGGCGTTCACACAGACACAACAGATATATCTTATTAATTAACTCTTTAAGTTTCTTTTTCTTATAAATAAGAACAACGGAGCAGGGGCACGTGGTGTGTCCGACAAAGAAACTGGAGAGTTTTATGGCCCAATACGAAGAATTTACTATCGATAAAGGTAGCGATATCTCTATCGAACTACATCTTGAAGATGCAAATGGCAATACTAAAAACCTGGCTAATCATTCGATTACAGGTACTATGAAAAAATCATATGCAGCAACTACTTCTATTGAATTTACTACAATAGTTGCATCACCATCTACTGACGGAATTGCTACTCTCTCCCTTACAAATGCTCAGACCGCCCTGTTGGATACAGGCAGATATGTTTATGACATTAACATATCTTTTTATGACAGTGATAACAACGAGATTATTGAACGCGTTATGGAGGGAAGAATTCAGGTTACACCCAATGTTACAGAACCACGATCTGAATAAAGCAATTTCGGAGACTTAAATGCCAATTCAAACATCTCAGCCTAAAAGTACTTATGTAAGAAAAGTAATAGTAGGTACACCTATACGTAGGGTAACGTCTGGTGCATTTTCCATATTTAATATTACAGGTGTTAATCTTACTAATTTATCAGATAATGATCTTTTACAATTTGATTCTGATACACAGACTTTTATTAATAGACAAGAGTTAAACGTATTAAAAATTGATGAGATTACTATTGATAGTGATACTATATCTCTTGCTAATGATCATCTTAATATTGAAGGTAATGTTGATGTTACTGGCAATATTACTCTTACTGGTATAGGCAATGCTAATATTTTCAGACAAGACATTCTTGGCGCATTTAATGATTCAGACCTTACCACAAAACACTATGTAGATGGTGAAGTTGATAAAGTTAAACATGCTATCTTTGTAACTGATGATAATTTTACTGATTCTATTTCTCTTTATGATGCAGAGACATTTAGAATTATTGGTGGTAATTCTATTAGTACCTCTGCCACTAAAATTGGATCAGAATACAGACTTGTATTAGACGTTGATTCAACTGGTGTAACTCCTGGAGAATATGGTTCAGGAGCACAAGTTCCAGTTTTAACCGTAAATGATCAAGGGCAAGTGACCGCCATCAATACAGTTGCTGTTGCTGGTGTTACAAATCTAGAATATGATTCTTCTGACAATAGTGGTGAAATTACCATATCAACGGCTGACGGTCAAACATTTACTACAGCCGTAACACTTAGTCCGTTCTCTACAAGTGATTTAAAAGAAAGTGATAACCTTTATTATACAAGAGCAAGATTTGATTCTGCATTAGGAGACGCAACCTCTACATCTACAATTAGAGGTATGATTAGTACTTCGGGTGACCTACAATATGATGCTAATACTGGAGTCATTTCAGTTGACATCCAACAGGTTTACACTAGTGAAGACTTTGACTCAGATCTAGATCAAGCAATTGAAAATAGTGTAAACATACATTGGTATCCTGATTCTAACTATTTTGATTTAAACGTTACAGGTGTTGATTCTGGTACATTTGGTTCAGCAACCGAGATTCCAACATTTACTGTTGATAGATATGGTCGTCTATATGACATTACGACTACAACTGTTGCTGGTGTTGACTCAACTAGCTGGTTATCAAATTTAAATACATTTAGAATTAATACTGCAGATGGTGGAACTTATGATCAGGTAATTGATTCATTCGGCCAAGACATTAGATTTCAAAATGATGTAAAGATTACTTTAGGATCAACAGATGGTATAGACGTTGATCTTTATCATGATGGCAGTAATTTCTTTGTAAAAAATAATGCATCGGGCAAAGTGGAAGTATGGTCTGATCAACAATACTTTAAGACCGGTGATGGTAATACTTTATTTGATGCCGAACGTCTTGGTGAAGGCGTAAGACTATTCTATGACAATTTGGTTAAATTCCAAACTACCGATAGTGGTGTAAATGTATTAGGCAATATATTACCAGACCTTGATTCAACTTATGATCTTGGTTCACTTAATCGTAGATGGAAAGATCTATATCTTTCTGGTCAGTCAATATATCTCGGCTCACTTGTATTATCAGATAGTGATGGTGCCCTTGCTGTTAAAAATGCCAATGGTCAAACAGTAGATCTTGTAGCCAAGCATGCTAGATTTGATTCAGCCTATATTTCACAATTGACGGTAGATAGTCTAAATGTTTCTCAATTACATATTGACTCTTCATTTATCAATAACTTCAACATTGTTAATATGGAAGCCAATACTGCCGAGATACAACAATTAGCAGTAGATTCAATTTCAGCTCAAACACTAAATGTTGTAACTGGTGATATTGATCAGTTTACTACAGACTCGGCTTATGCAATTCAACTTAACGTTGTAACTGGTGATATTGATACTCTTACATCTGCCAATGCAATTCTTGATTCAGTATATGCGGGACAACTTAATGTAGCAACTGGTGATATAGATGCATTAACATCTGCTAATGCTACAATTGATTCAGGTACTATTACTAATCTTAATGCAGTAGATGCTTTAATTGATTCAGCACGTATAACAAATTTAAATGTTATTACCGGTGATATTGATACGGCCACATTTGGTCAAGTATCAATTGATTCCGCATATATTTCTCAATTTAATGCTGATAGTGGTGTAATTACTAATCTTAAATCTACTTCAGCAATTGTTAATGATAATCTCTTAATTAAAGAAAATGGTTTTATTGAATTTGAACCCACTGATTACCTATCAGCACCATCATATCAAGAAGGTAGATTGTGGTATAATCAAGATGCTAAGACTCTTTACCTACAAGGTGCAAGCGACAGCCTAGATATCCTTTTAGGTGAAAGAGAATGGATTAGAGCCAGAAACAATTCTGGTACAACAATTGAAAAAGGTAAGCCTGTTTATATTACCGGAGTTCATATTCCGGGGCATCCAATACATGGACGTCATCCTCACATAGCATTAGCAGATGCTTCTGATGTAAATAAAAAAGATGTTATAGGTCTTGCCGGTGAGACTATTGCTGATGGCTCACATGGGTATGTGGTTGTTCGTGGTGTGCTTAATGGAATAGACACATCTAATCTTACAGAAGGTGAAAGAGTACATTTAGGATTTAATACACCAGGTGCTCTTACTTCAACTGCTCCTGAATATCCAAATTATCCTATGGATGTTGGTACTTGTCTAACTGCAGATTCTGCTGGTGCTGGTGGTTCTTTATATGTTACATTGTATGATCATACCTTTGAAAGGTTCCGTGTAACTGGTGCTACCCGTATTGATGGTAATGTTACTATTGCGGGTAACCTACAGGTTCTTGGTACACAAACCACTTCATCTTCAGCAGCACTAAATGTTTCTGACACATTCATTTATCTTGGGGGTGGTGATACTATTGGCGAAGCTGGTACTAACTTCCAGGGTTTAGGCTCAGGTGGTACGGGTCTTGATGATGCGACAATATCGGGACACTTTACCGGTGAAGCAACTACTACTTATTGGGTTAGAATTAAAACTGCAGGTGCTCAAGATGTAATTGAGTGGGCCAAAGATTCAGACTTTAGTTCTATAGAATATTTTGATTCAGCTGGCACTGGATTGACTGAATGGAATTTGTCTACCGATGGTTTAGCTGCTATGCTGGCTGGACAAGACAATCAGGTAATTACATTTGGTGCGTCTACAGGTCACACCCAAGGTGATAGATGGAAAGGTACAGCTTCTCCAATTAACGTACAAATTGGTATTGCTGGTAACTATAATAACCCAGCTGATTCATATGCACATTCTGGTTTGTTTAGAGATGTATCTGATCAACGTTGGAAATTCTTTACGGGGTATCAACCGGAACCTGAAGGCAATATTAACACAAGCGATCCAACATTTGCACTGGCTCCTGTTCAATTTAGTATGGGTTATGGTAATCTAACCGGTAATGTTACGGGTCAGGTATCCACTCTCCAAAACCATACTACTGATGCTCTTAATGAAGGTTCAACAAATCTTTATTATACTGATACAAGAGCAGACAGTGACGCTAAACATGCTATTTCTGTTACGGATACTGGAGGAGATGGATCTTTAAGTTATGCTCCTACAACTGGTATTATTACATATACAGGCCCTTCCGCGGCTGAGACACAAGCTCATTTTACAGGCGGGACTGGTATTAATTATAATGCAGGTGAAATAAAAATTGACTCTGCAGAACTAGAAAGTTACTATAAACAAGACATAAGAGGTTACTTTACTGCCAGTGGAGATCTAACATATAATAATCAAACCGGTGAATTTAGTTTTGACGTAGAACAAGTTTACACAGCAGATAATTTTGATTCGGATTTTGGAATAGCCATTCAAACAATTGATGGTCATTTAGTTCCTGCAATCAATGAGACATACGATCTAGGGGATTCAAACTACCGTTGGAAAGATTTATATCTATCTGGAAACACAATTAATCTTGGTGGCACTCTTATATCTGTTGACTCAAATGATGGCGGAGTAAGATTCCATAATCCTGCATTCGACAGAGTGCCTATGAGAGGTCTAGAAATTGATCTAGGTGGTACTGGCCCAAAAATTACTCTTAAGAAACACAGTACGAATGGTTTACTACAAGTAGTTGATTCTGATAATACTCAACTGAAATACGACCTATCACAACAAACTACAGATAGTTTAGGTGAAGGTTCCTTAAATCTTTATTATACAGCAACTAGGGTTGATAGTGATATTGACGCAAGATTGGTTGGTGGTACTGGAATTACGGTAGCATCAGGTGATATTTCTATTACCAATACCACAGTCACTGCAGGTACATATGGTTCTGCATCTCAAGTGCCAGTCTTTACGGTTAATGCCCAGGGTCAATTAGATTCTGCGGGATCAGTTAGTGTTGCAGGAGTATCATCCACATCATTCGATTCTGCTACAGGTGAATTTATTATTAATACAGCCGATGGTGGCAGTTTTGCAACACTCATACTTGATTCTGACTTTACATCACAACGTGCAAGAGATGTAATGGTAGCAGGATCTAACATTGTATATGATTCTGCATCAGGTCTAATATCACTTAATACAAATCCATCAGTTGCGGATATTACTGCTTCAGGTAGAGTTACAATAAATGATGATAGTAATGGTTCATTTATAGTTGATAACAACACCATTCTAAGAACCTATGGTGGCAGAGATTCTGATAATGCTAATACAAACATTCCAGCATTAGTAGGCCTAGTTGATAGCTATGGTGATGATATTATTAACATTTATGTAAGATCTGGCTTTAAGACATCAGCACATCGTTATTATGGTTCAGGCTCTGCGAAAGGTTATTACATTGCCTTTGATTCAGATGATCTATATACAGCAAGAGAAATTCAAGCTCCTCATTTAGATCTTCAACCTGGTACTACATATAGATTCCATCAAAACGATTCTTCAATGTCTACACATGACATAAGATTCTATTTTGATAATGAAAGAAATGGTTCTATTACCGACTCTGCAGCAAAAGTAATCTATAGTGGAACAGCCGGGGATATTAATGTTGGCAATACTTGGTCTCAAATCAGAGTTCATGATTATGGACCTAGAACAATTGCATATCAATGTTTAAACCATCCCTATATGGGCAATGCAGCTAATACAAATACAACCGGTGGAGGTAGAATTTGGTCTACGGCAGATGGTGTAAAAATAGAGGGACTTATTTACGGTACCCTTGATGGTGGTACATATTAACTATATAAATAATGACAAGTGGGATTTTTATCCAATTAACTTACCTTTTTAGGAATTAGATATGGCAGCAAATATTAAGCTAAAGAGATCGGCTGTTGTAGGCAAGCAGCCTCAAGCAGGAGACCTAGACTATGGTGAGCTAGCTCTTAACTATAGTGATGGTATTCTCTATTATAAAAATTCAGCAAATGTAATTAATAGTATTTCTGGTGGTGGTGCTATTACTGATAGTGATGCGCCGACTCAGTCTTTACAAGATGGATCACTTTGGTGGGATGCCACAAATGGTAAATTAAAAATTTATTATATTGATGAAGATGCTCAAACAACACCACAAACAATATCTCTTACTTCTACAGCTTCTACTAACCATGACTATGAAATATCAGGTTCCGATAGAATCACAACACATAGTAGTGCTTTAGATCCCAACATATATCTTATTCAGGGTGACACATTACAAATCACCCAGAACTCAGGTGCCACGCATCCCATGTATTGGGTTACACAACTTAGTATTACAGACTCTTATGATGCCCAGTATAATATATCAGGTGTAACAAACCAAGGTGCTTATGGCGGAGTCGTAATTTCACATCAATTTAATACAGTTGGTACTTTTTATTACATTTGTTCATCACACCCTATGATGGTCGGCACTATTACTGTCGTGGCAGCAGAAGCTGCAGGAGCACAATGGGTTGATGCAGCGCCTGGTTCCATTGGTTATACAGGTTCTGCCGGTGCAATTTTTCAAGGGGAAACAGCTCCTGCTAATCCAACAGACGGTCAGATCTGGTACAATTCACAGACAGGTAAATCATACATTTATTACACAAATCCTGCCACTTCTCAATCTCAATGGGTATTACAAGCAGATCCTACTGTAACCGATGGCGATACTGGATATTCTGGATCAAGAGGTTATACAGGATCACAGGGTGCTTTAGCACCAAGATTTATCTCTATTTCTTCACCCACCGCAAATAATAATAGAACTCTTATGTATGTTCATACAGCGATTACAGTAACAGCCGCACGAGCCGCTATTGTGAATGGTACAAACGTGACTTATAATCTTTATTTTAACAGTAGTCGCAGTGGCACTGGCACACAAATCTGTGGAGAAACTACAACAAGCACTACCACAGGATCAACACCAACGATTGCAAATGCATCAGTACCTGCAGGTAGCTGGATCTGGGTTGAGATAACTGGTGTAACTGGATCGGTAGATGAATTTAATTTAAGTATAGACTTTACAGGGTAATTGATATGGCAGCTTTAACATTTCCATCTAATCCAACTCACTTAGACCTCTATACTGATCCTAACCAAGCCAAATGGCAGTGGGATAGTGATAATACTGTTTGGAATGTAATAACATCAACAACTAGAAAAAACTTTAGTGGAGTAAAAAGAAATATTATTAATACTGATTTTTCTGTTACTAACTCCTATCTTCCAATAGAATTTGAAGTTTCCCAATATGAGGTTGATAATTATTTTATAAACAGTGATACTACCGCAACAGCACCATCAACCGGATATTATAGAATTATATCAAATATATTTGCAGGTACAGAAGGTTCTGGTGCATCCTATACGGTAGAACTAAGAAAAAACAATGTTGAATTGTATATGATTCAGTTTGGTCCTAATCAATCTGTAACAATTGATGAAACACTTAGTCTGGTTGCCGGTGATTATATTAATCTTTATGTAAAAGAAAATGTTGGCGTAGGTACATTGCTTGCTGCAAGTACATTTACTATGTATAGATTGGGTTATTCTCCGGGCACTGGTATAAGTAATCACAATGCGTTTAGTGGTGTTAAAACTATAATTACTCAACCGTTTAATACAACCTCGACATTAACTCCAATATCTTGGGGTACGACTGATTTTAATGCCAATGCTAACGTTCTTGGTGACCTTTATTGGTATTCGGCGGTGCAAGAAAGAATTACGGCAAGAACAACAGGATATTATAGTTGTAAGGTTTTTGCACAATCTGGAACAGCAGGTTCTGGAAACTCTTATACAGTTACCTTAAAGAAAAATAGAAATCTCCCCAGTGAAACTGATTTATTTACAATATCTATTAGTCCAAATGATTTTGTACAATTGGATGAAACTCTTTATTTGCTTGAGGATGATTTTTTAGAATTAATGGTATCTAATAGTGATAACACAGGTAGTTTTACTACCGATACATATTTAGAAATCGTCAGAGAAGGAGTATAGTAAATGGCGTTTGTTAAATCAACTAGTACACTATCTGCTGATGCCGTTACAGTACCAAACCTATCAGGCGGTGATAATGGTAAGATAGTAAGAATGACCGGATCTAACACAACAGTTAATGCATTAAATACAGATACTGTAACACAACTTATGGCCGTATTGTGTAAAATGGGTGATGAATATTATGCAGCAGGTGTTGTTTCTGGATTTACAGGACTCACACCCGGCGCGCCATACTTTTTGGATGCAACTGGTGGTATTATATCATCACCGCCCACACCAAGTGCAAGTACAAGAGCCTTGTATATTGGTTTTGCTACTAACTCAACAGATATCGTCTTTAGACCAGGAATTCCAGTTTCAGGAACTTAATATATGACTATTGCCAATCTAACACAGCATTATACTTTAGTAGACTCAGATTTTTTGGGTTTACCAGTTATGCATCATATATCTAATGATGGATATTGGTATACCTATCATCCATCTGATCTTACTAATAATGCTACACTTACAGGTAATGCTATATCACCCTACCAATGGGATTCTGCACTAGATATTGCAACAGCTTCTGCACTATCAGGTGAACCTGAAAAAATGGCATTAGATGGTACCATTGCATTTATTGATGAAACACATAATGGATCATCATTAAGATATCATGGAGGCTGTATTCAAAATATCGGAACAGGCGTTAATGATATTACCAATATTAATGAACAAGACGCGTTTTTCTTTGGACATATTGGTACATGGGGTGATGATGGTACCCAAAATGGTGGTTTGTTAGAAGATGATGCTTTTTATTGGGATAGGGCTTATCATACATCTGCAGGAGCAGATTGGGAATTTTATCAATACCACAAACACCTTCCTTCCAACTACGCTCAGTTTGATGACGGCAGATTAGTTTGGGATGCTGATGGATATATTAGACCTGCTGATAAACAGTATGGTTATCTAATTACTATCCGAGCTACATCAGGCGGTTCTTCTTATAATGTTCCACTTGCACGTATCCACACGCCATCAGTAGGTGGTGCACATAACTCACACAATGATGTTACTTTGCCATCAACCGCTGGTATTAACTATCTTGCCGGTGGTATTTTAAAAGGATCATCAAATAGATTCCATGCTTTTTATATGGATTCCTCATCAACAGATGGTGAATGGAATGTGTATTCAAGAACCTATACATCATCTTCAGGTTCGTTTACTCCTCAGGTTAATTATGGATCATTTGATCTAGCAACTCCTACATTTGTGCCATATCCTGGTGGTAATGCTCAAGCTGAAGGTATTATGAGTCAATATCCAATGAGGGTATCAGCAGGTCATACATTTGGTTCTTATGTATACTGGCCGACAATTATGAAGGCAGAAGTTATTGACTTTGGCGATCTAGTTGTTACTGCAAATGGTGGTAACCTTTATCAATTAAATGGTACGGACAGACAAGCCCCAGGTACACTTGATGGTGTGGCTAACCATCCGACTGTAAGATTAAAAGTTGGAGATACCGCAAGATGGGCATTTGCAAATTCTGGTGATGCATCTACACATCCACTTTATATTAAGACAAACAATCAAACGAACACGACTGGTCAGGCTGCGGGTGCTTCAGGGCATGGTACACAGTATATTACCTTTACACCACAAACAGCAGGTACATATTATTATGTCTGTGTTGTACATAGTGGTATGTATGGTACTATTATTGTTGAAGATATAGATGATACTTATGATACTCAGATTTGGCGCGTAACGGATGCTAATACTATTTCACCTGGTACTTTAACACGTATCAATATGCCATGGAATTTTAGAAGTACACCGGAACGTCCTGATGTCTTAATAACAAGTGTTGGTACAAAGTTATATGTAGCTGGTACTGGATCTTTAAGAGGTGGTGCCGATCTCTACAGCGCCGAAACTTTGATTGATTCTACTGGATCACTATATGATGAAGGACAAATTGTCACTAATACTGTTGCTAATGATTTAAGAATTCATGGCTTTAAATACAATGCTACCAACACTAAGTTCTACACACTATTAAGTGGTACTCAAGGTACTGGTACATATTCTGGAAAGGGTCTTTATAGTTTTGATCTTGCTGGTGGGTCGTTTGCAGGTTATGATCATTTAGATTATGATGTAGCTACAGGAAGTTTTATTACTAAAGGGCCTAATACATCTGGGCATATTCAATATACTCACTCAAATGCAGAATTTGTAAAAAAGACAACTTCCGAACCTGAGGGTATTACACAAGGCACTTCTATTCTACAATACGATGTTGCTTCCCCGATATTCTTTAATAAAAAAGAAATTAATACAGGCGCAGAGGAATATTATTATCAAGGTATCTATCTTTCTGATGGTCGCAAATGTCTAGTGGGGCGTGTTGAAGATAATGTGCAAAATACTGGCCTTGGTGGTGATCTATTATTAACTATTATTGATAACGAAAACAACTCAATTAGCTATACATACACAGCTGAAGGTGATGATTATATTACAGGTGTTATCGAAGATGTGGAAAATAACTCCTTAATATTATCTGGATACGCAAAGGGCGAATTGACTAGTAAAGGTTCACAATTGGTTCATGGATGGGGCAGAAACCTTAAAGAAACCGCTGATTCGGCTGATATGTCATTTACAAGTTTGTTTAAAACTAATGATAATGGATTTAAACTTGTAGGCAATGATGTAAGAATTAAATCACCGTTTTTGGCTACTTATGATGAGAATTATAACTATACTGGTGCAAAATATTTTTCATTGGGGTTTGACTCTGATGAAATACATACTGTAACCCCACTCGCAAATCATAAAGATTATATTGTATCAGGATGGACAAAGAATGGCACGTTGTATAAAAATGGTTATCTTGCAAGACTTGATTCAGCAGATAATGTAATCTGGTCAAAGCGGTTTGGAGTAAGCAATAACTACAGTGAAATTACAAGCCATGCAGTAATAAATAATAATGGAATTGATAACATTGTAACATTTTTAACAAATGAAACTAATGATGACTCCTCTAGGGGAGCTGGTATTTTATCAGTTATTAATGCTGCTAATGGCGATATTGCGACTTCTAAACTTATGCAGTTTTCAAACGCCGATTTTCATATTAATAGAATAAGACCAGGTAGACCAAATACAGGTGAGTTTTTATTTGCAGGATCTGATAAAACTGGTAATTATAGAGCACCTAGTTGGGGTATTGGTAATGTTAATTCTAGTACTTTAGTTGATTATGTAAGACATCATTCTTGGGCAAGTACATCTGTTGCAGATGCTCAGATCCGTTCAATTGAAGCTGGTTATAATGATATCAGATTAACCAGATATGATTCTGATAATGCTCAATGGCGGATTGTTGTTGCTGGTAAAAGAGAAGATATATCATTAGCAGACTCAGCACAAACTCCTGTAAACTATACTTCATATGGCCACAGATCTTTTGCGATTGCTGGTAGATATGATTTAAGAGATTCTGCAAATGGATGGGTGTCGGATATTGTATGGGAAAAACAATATCAAAGTTTAAGAAATGAAGCTTATGTTGAAGAAATTAATACTCTTCTATCAGAAGATTCCAATCAAAGAGAATGGTACTTAAATGAGCCTGATCATAATAACAATATGGGCAACAACCGTGTTATTATGTTAGCCACTGGTCTTAATCTTGATAGTGACGCATCTAATAGTTTTGGTATGCTTTGGAGAAATGATACACTTGTTGCGGGTATAAATGATTCAGATGGCTCATTGTATTTTGCAAATACTCTTGGGCATATGGGCGAGGACTTTATTAATAAAGATATGGTTTGGGATCGTCTCGGTAAAAACTTTGTATTTGGTGGAAGTTCAACTTCGCACTCCTATGGCAGAGATGCTGTAATGTTTAGACAATGGAAAACTGGATTTGGAACAGGTGTATATCATACATCATATTCAACTTCAAATGCTTATTATTATGATTCTAATCCCATTACTGCAATAAATGATACAGTTTTACAAAACAATACCACTGAAATATTGGACCCAACAATGTTTACTGTAAACATTGATACAAACAATATTTCAACAAGTGTATTGGATAAAACTTATTATAGCACGGAATATAATGGTTCATATGGTGCAAATGGTTTGTTTACTGGATTTCTTGGCATTGTAGAGTTGTCTGGTTTACAAGAATTTTTAAACACACCAAGATATCAAGAAGAAAGAAATAAAGGATATAATATCCACGCTGCAAATGAACTCTTTGAAATATACCAGATGTCGACGGTTGGAGATGCGACCGCGGACGATGGTAATATATTTGCTTACGATGTTATTAAATCTTCTGATAATGAATATTATTATACAGGCGGCCAAATATCTGGTAATATGGCAAAGACTAATACTGGTCTTTCCGGTGTTTATGATTATTGGTTAGGTCAATTTAATATCGCAACAAAGGAATTTCGATTCTGGCAGAACGGATCTGCGGACGATGAAGAAATATATGCAATTACAGAATTAAGGGGTTCTACTCCTTCAAACTTAGTTGAAGATCCACCTGTTACAAATAATGGGTCTGTAAACGGTGTTGTTAGCTGGACTCCCGATACTGCGGGAACATATTACTATCAATGTGGCAATCATGCTAATATGAATGGTATTATCACTGTTACTGATCAATCAAGTGGCACAGGAACCTATAACCTTAATGTTACATCAACATTTACCGGAGGAGCGTTGTATTGGGCAATTTCTGGAACTGATAGAGCTACTACTCATAGCAGTGCTCTTAATCCAACCATTACAATGGATACCGGTGATACAGTTAATTTTAGTGTAAGTACAACTAGCAATAATCACCCATTCTATATTCAGGTGTCACCCGGTATTTCACCAAAGGCAGGAAATATTGCAGTTGTAGGTAGATCAACTGGTGATCTCGCGGGGCCAGGCACAACTATTGGTGGATATGATATTTTCTTAGGTATATTCAATCCTACTACATGGAGCGGAGAATATTATGTAAACGGTTCAGGGTTTAATGATAAAGCAATGAACGTACATGATATTGACGACACCATAGAGAATACACTAGCTATTGTATATACAACTTTTGGTAGTGTAAATGGTTCAGCAACATTTGGTTCTGAAGATATTGGGGTTATTACGTTTAACTATGCAACTGATACTTGGAGTCAAGGATATAATACTGGATCAGAAACCTCAGAAGAAATTGAACAAAATGGTAAGCCAAGTTCAAGATTACCAGACGGAAGAATCGGAGTTGTCTGCAATAGCGCCGGAGCCTTTGCTGATGATGCCAACACCTTTGGTCTAAAGGATATCGGATTAGGTATCTTTGATTTTGATAGTGACGGTTCTGGCAACTTTAATGGTTGGTCTAAATATCAAGTAGGATCCGGATCTTCTGATTTCTCATATAGCATAGATAACAATGGATCTACATTCTTAGTAACAGGATATTCGGAAGCAACATGGGATAAAGAAGTACATGGTGTGTTTGTTGAATTCGACCCCGAAAGAGGGTTCTTAGCGAAGTCCGCAGGGAGTTAATAAATGGCAGCGTTAAATTTTCCAATCAACCCATCACATGGTGATACATATAGTACTAATAGCATATCATATTTTTATGATAGTGATACTACATCTTGGGTTGCATCTACATTTATTGGCTATACTGGATCTCAAGGTTTTACGGGATCTAAGGGGTCGGGTTATACTGGATCTCAAGGTAACCTAGGATTTGTTGGTTCGGTAGGTTTTACAGGATCTATTGGTTTTACAGGTTCTAGAGGTTATGGTGGATCTGCAGCTGCTCAGGGCTTAAAATACGAAGCTGATCCAAGTTCAACAACTGTTAACCAAGCCGCTAGTGGTTCTATTCGTTGGAACAATGCTACACTTACATCTGCCTCTCAGATTGGTATTCACAGAACAAGTTCAGATGGTCATGATAATATTAACTATTTAAATACCTTTGACGATTATGGGGGTACTACTGATCGTGGTTATCTAATGATAAGATCTGCAGATGCTAACTCATCTGACTTTTTACTTTATAGAGTTACTGGAAATAGTACTTTCTCTAATAGTGTAATGTTGTTTGATGTTACATACCTTGGAGGTACAGCTGTATTCTCAGCAAATGAAGACACTATTTTATCTTATACCCATAGAGGTAATTCAGGCTTTGTGGGCTCACAAGGTGATCAAGGGTTTACAGGTTCACAAGGTCTCAGAGGATATTCTGGATCGTTAGGTTATTCTGGATCAGTTGGTGATAAAGGAGATATTGGATATACTGGATCACAAGGTAACCAAGGTGTGCCAGGTATTAGTGGTTCTGGAGGAGGTATATTCGGGCTTGTCGGTGAAAAGTCAGCAACTCCTGCTTCTGGAGATCAATTCTCATTTGGTAACGGTGCTACTGGTAATATCTATGGTGTAAAAATACCAGAAGATATGGTTCTTGAAGCTATCACAGTTACAACCCAAAATGCTGTAACAACTCCTATGAACATTTCTGTAAGAAGAGGTGGTGCTGCTATTGCACAGGCCCAAGTTGGCTTTGGTAATAATGATGTAAGAATATCAAATTTAAACGTATCAATAAACGCAGATGATGAAATTTCTATACGATGCGAAACATCTTCTACTGGTTCGGGTGCAGTAATTGCAACTGCTTGGTTTACCACAAATGGAGCTAAAGGTTATACAGGATCTCAGGGTATTCAGGGTCCTCAGGGTCCTTTAGGTGATACAGGTTATACTGGATCTCAGGGTGTTATTGGTTATACTGGATCTCAGGGAGATATTGGTTATACAGGATCTAAGGGCGATCAAGGTATTCAGGGACCTATCGGCTATACTGGTTCTCAAGGTATACAAGGTCTTCGGGGATATACAGGGTCTCAAGGTATACAAGGTGTAAGAGGCTACACAGGTTCTCAAGGTGTTATTGGTTATACAGGATCAAGAGGCTCAGACGGTACATCGATTGCAATTCAAGGGTCTGTTGCTACAACAGGTAATCTACCAAGTTCTGGCAACACAGCAGGTGATGCTTACATTGTTACAGCTAATGGTAATCTATATGTTTGGGATGGTTCTGCATGGATCGACGCAGGGCAATTTGCTGGCTATACTGGATCTCAAGGGGTAAGAGGTTATACTGGTTCTAAAGGTGATACGGGAGCTGGAGGCCCAGGAGGTGCACAAGGTCCTAGAGGATATACAGGTTCTCAAGGTATTCAAGGTCCTGGTGGTCCTGGAGGTCCTCAAGGCCCTAGAGGTTATACAGGATCTAGAGGTGCAACAGGACCAGGTGGCGGTACTGGTCCTCAAGGCCCTAGAGGTTATACGGGCTCTAAAGGTAATACGGGTCCTGGAGGTCCTAGAGGATATACAGGTTCTCAGGGTAATACGGGTCCTGGAGGTCCAGCGGGTCCTGGAGGTCCAGCGGGTCCTAGAGGTTATACGGGCTCTAAAGGTGATACAGGTCCTGGAGGTCCAGCTGGACCAGGTGGCGGTACTGGTCCTAGAGGTTATACGGGCTCTAAAGGTAATACGGGTCCTGGAGGCCCAGCGGGTCCTGGTGGTCCTCAAGGCCCTAGAGGTTATACAGGATCTAAAGGTTCAAACGGAACC